GCCACCGCAGCGATGGATATCGTGTCGTTGGGCACATCAAAGACGGCACCTTGATGATTCTCGCCGGCTGCCGGTATTTCACCATTTGGGAGGCGCGCGAGCACTGGACGAACTCGCGCGGCGGAACACCGCTCGGGGACGAGACGATGGCGATTCTCGACCACATCGAGCGCGTGGCATGACGCCCGCACGAGAGGAGGCCGTTTCCCTGATCCGCGCCGCCCGGGACTGGCTCGCCGTCGCGCGGCTGGAGTCCGTCGCATGATTCCGTCGGTCGCCGTCATCCGTCGCGAGACGATGCGCGAGGCGCTGGCGCTGGGGGCCGACGCCCTCGCGTTGATCGCCAGCCGCGACCCGCCGTTGCTGGCGCTGGAGGCGCACCGTCGCGTCGCCGAAGCGCGCCGGCTGGCGCAGAGCCTAGACACCACCACCACCATCAACCTGGAGGACTGACACCATGGACACCACCGCGACTCCGTCGCAGCCCATCCATTTCCTCACTTTCAAGCCCAAGCGTGATCTGGAATTTCTCGCGCGCCACCCGGCGCCGTGGACCGTCGAGCAGATGGGCCGCAACTTGTGGCTGGTGCGCGACGCCACCGGCTCACAGGTCGCCGCCACGTGCGCCGCCGTTTTGGCGCACGCCATCGCCGCCCTTCCGTCGCTCGCCGTCGAGACTGGTGCCGTCATGCGCGGCGCTTGCGCGGTTGGCTATTGGGTGGACGTGGACGGCCACGAGATCGACGGAAGTATCCCGGACGACAGGATTGTTCCCGACGGATTCCACGTCGAAACGATGGGCATAAGCCCCACCCCGGCGCCGGAGGCGGAATTTTTCTACTACGACGAGGAAATCCAGGCGGCCTATTTACAGTCAATCCCGGGGCAGCTTGGCGCCGTCGTCGCCACGATGCAGCCCGGCCTGGTGCTGACTGGCGACGCGGCTGCGCTGGCGGCTTCCGTCGCTCCCGTTCCCGCGTCGGAGTCCGTCGCATGAGCACCGAAAAAATGGCGCGCGCGGCGCTGGTCGAGCCGGCGGACGGCGAACCTGTATGGCGTCACGCCCTGCGGCTCTATTTGCGCGAGAACCCAGCCGAGGCGCTCGCGGACGTTGCCGCCATCATTGAGGGCATCATCGAGGATTGCGAGATCGCGGGCCGTCGGTCCCTTGGGACCGCGCTTGACGACGCCTGGTCAGGTTGCAGAAGCGCGGCGCTGATGGTGCGACTCTCATGAAAACGCCCCGTCAGCGCTACAGAATCGCGCGCCGCGCGATCCGCGCATGCGATGGCGTTACCGCCAACAACGCTCACCACGACTGGCCCGCGGAGTTTGAGGCCGCTTGGGCTGCCGAGCGGGCGCTGGTGGAGATGCGCGACCGGCCGGCCGGCCGGCGACGCGGGCGCCACGTCCACACCCTCTTGGACGGCGCTTTCGCCGTCGGGCCGAAGGGGAGACTCCCATGAGCGCCGTCCTGCTTCACTGGCTCGAATCGCACCCCGCCGCGTATTGGTCGCGGCGCCTCGGCACCTACGACCCGGCCAAGAAAGCGGCCCGCTATCGCCTGGCCGGCGTTCCGCTGATGGACGAGGCGGACCGCCTGCGCTACCGCGCCGACCATCGCGGGGCCACGCCTTCGGACGTCGAGACGTGGCGGGCGGTGGCTGCCATCGTGCATGCGCAGCTCCGAATTGAGCGCCGCCGCGCCCTCGCAGACGAAAGGGAAATGAAATTCTGCATTGCGTTGGCGGAGCAATTCGGTGAGCGCGCGCCGATGTTTCGGGCGATGTCGCCGTCCGAAATGCCAACGAAACGACTCGCCGGCATGGCGACCGCCTGCCTGGATTGCCGATTGAGAGACCAAATCGACCGAGACGAGATCGTGCGGGGGTTCGCCAAGATTTTGGCGGCGCTCGATGTCGCCGACTGCGCGCGGAGCGATCAATTGGTTTCCGTCGCATGATCGAGATTTTTGCGATTTTCGTCCTCATCGTCATCGTCGCCCTCTGGTCGTCGTGGTTTTTCGACGGGCATTAAGCGTTTCTTCACCACCACCGCAACAAGGAGGCTCCCATGGCCAGCGACTATAGACCCAGCTTGCAACCCCACGAGATCGAGGCGGAACTTCGGTCAGCTCTGGCTGCCGGATCGCTTACCGGTGCGGAGATTAGCGCCATCCTGGCGGACGTTCCGGCGCCACAGCCTTCTGTCACCATTGAGGTTCGGAACGGCGTTGTCGCGCGCGTGCACATCTGGAAACCGCCGCTCTTTGAAGGAGAGGTCGTCGTTCATGTGCGCGACTACGACATCGAAGGAACCGACGAAGGCGAACAGTTTGAGGATGAGACCGGCGACCGATTCATTGTGGGCGGTTTCGAGAGGTTTCACGGATCGGGGCCGACGTGCGAACCCGTCGAACCCGTCTAGAGGTTATTCCTAAACCGTTACAAATGCCCAAACTGCGGGCACAAATGGACGGACACATGGTCGGCGCAATGCGATGATGATTGCCCGTCATGCGGGCATCGACACGTTTCGCCGTGGCGCAGCGATGATGCCTGAAATGAAGCCGGAACTCCGTCGAGTAACGACCAATTTTTACGGCGAGGTGCTGGTGGCTGTGGCCGACCTGGAGAATCCCTCGAAGGTGCTGCTTCCGATCTACACCGAGGCAGGCCATCGACTGCGCGATGACCCGGCTTTCATCGCCCGCCAGCGCCTCGGCACGCTGCCCGTTCTGATTTTCGACAACACCGCAACGAAGGAACCTACCCCATGAGCATGACCTACGACGAGCGCCGCGAGGCGCGACAGGCGAGGCTGGATGCACGCCGCGAGAAAATGACGGCCGAGGGAAAACAGCGCTACGACGCTGCCATCGAACGACTCCGTCGGTATCCGATGGGGCAGCCGGTCCTGGTTGGGCACCACAGCGAGCGCCGGCACCGCCGCGACCTGGCTCGCGTGGACGCGGACATGGGAAAGGCAGCCGAGGCGTTCCGCGCCGCCGCTGCCGTTCCGCCTGAGGCGACTTCCGCCATTCTCGCCAGCGATGCCGACGCCCTGCCGAAGCTGCGCGAGCAGCTCGCCCTGCATGAGCGCTGGCAGGCCCGCATGGTCGCCGCCAACGCGCTGGTGCGCGCCGATGATCGCGCCGGCCTGGCGGCTATGAACTTCACGCCCGGGGAAATCGAGCAACTCTTCCGGCCCGATTACATGGGCCGCACGGGGTTCTCGTCATTCTCCCTGGCCAGCAACGGCGCGAACATCCGGCGCATACGATCGCGCATCGCCGAGCTGACTGCGATCAAGGAAAGGCCGCCCGTCACCCGCACGCTGCCGCTGGGGGTGGAGCTGGAGGAAGACGCGGAGGACATGCGCCTGCGTTTGCGCTTCCCAGCGAAGCCCGACGAGCCGCTGCGCGCGGAGCTCAAGCGGTGCGGCTTTCGGTGGGCGCCCAGCACGGGAGCGTGGCAATCGCACCTGAACAACCGCGCCCGGTGGCAGGCGCAACGGATCGAGCGCTACCTGGAGGACCGCACAGCCATCGCCGCGTCGGTGCCAGCATGAGCGGCGCCGGGGCGCCCGTTCGCCGTTTGTTTCACGTGAAGCAAGGCGACGCCCTCGCGGATTGGGAGTGTTTCATCAACCTCGCGGCGTCGTGGCTTGCGGCGCAGACCTATTGGCTGCGCGCCCGCTTTCCTGTCGCGCTCCCCTATTACGCAGCGTTGGAGATGCCGGCCGGCCCCCAGCAGGCTCCCGCCATCCACACGTCGCGCGGGCAGCAGGTCGGGCCGCGCACGTGGCCGGTGCTGACGGAGGATAAGCGGTGCCATTTCCTCTTCCAGATCGACTCCACCGCCGAGGAGATCATCGAGCGGTGCACCGCGTCCTGGCGTCCGGCTGAAAGGGAGCCCGGCCGCGGTCTCAGCCCGGCGTGGCGCCGGCTTGTCGGTTTTTGGCGCCACGAGATCGCGTCTGTCGAAGCGCATTTCGCTGAATTTCCCGAGGAACTGAAATGACGGCCCTCTCCGACGCCCCCAGCCGAGAGGCGACGATGCGCCACGTCGTCCGTTTCGCGCGTCACGTCGGCGCGCAGCCGCTGCGGATGCTGGTGGCGCTGGCGGCCGAGGACGCTGCCCGGGGCTGCTTGGCCGTCGCTCGCGCCAACCCCTCGCGCGCGCCGATCCTGGACATCCGCGCCCGCGAGCTCTGGCGCCTGGCCGGCGAGCTGCGTGCTGGAATTACGTCGCTTCCGTCGTCGCCATCACCACCGAAAGGAGCCGAAAATGCCCCGGTATGACGTTCTGGTTTGCTACCCGGTTTGGGCCTCGCGCATCACCGAGATCGAGGCGCCGGACCCCGCGCGCGCGGCCGAGTGGGCGATGGATGAAGCTTCCGTCGCCCGAGACTGGAAGACCGGCGAGGCCGGCGAGAGCCACGTCGAATCGATCTGGACCGTCGATGCCGCCGGCGATCCCGACAAGGCATGTCCGATTCCTCCCTGTTTCCGGGATACCATGGAAGGGGATTTGGCGGATTCGCTGCGCTTCGTGGTCTCGGCGCTGGAAGCAATTAATCCGTCGCTCGAAGCCGTCAAAGCCGGACGGGCCGCGCTCGCCGACTACAGCGCCCGGATGCGGCGCGAGCCCGTCATCACCCCAGGAGGAAGGCCATGATGCGCCGCGCCCGAGATCTCCAATCGACCGACTCACTTCTGCAGATGGCGCGAATTCCGTCGGAGCGCGGGCATATGGCTGTGCTATGCCAGGGCAGCTTGTTCGCGGTGGCGTGCAACATCACCGGCCGTTGGGTTGTCATGCGCGGATCGACCAGGCTGGCGACCGGCGTGCTGGCGGAGGCGCAAAGCGCCTTTCGTGTCGCGGCCGAGCATGTCCGTCGCTTCGCTCAGCACAAGCCATGACCGGGCTGGAATTCGCCGAAGCCCTGGAGAAGCTGGGATGGAGCCGCGAGGAAGCGGCGCGCCGGTTCGGTTTCGACCGTCGGCAGATCACGCGCTTCATCCGGGAAGGTGCGTCGATTCCTCGTGCCGTGTCGGATTGGCTGGAAGCAGCGGCCGGCTGGATTGGCCGGAACCCGCCGCCGAAGGGGCGAGGGCTTCCGCCTTACCCCAGCGGACACCTTGGGGTGTCGCGTTCCCAAACCTGGGATACGCGACTCGGCAATGTCCCAGGCAGTAAGGCTTCCCCTGTATCGCGGGTTCGCCGCAAAATTTGAGAGTCCCGGCGCGCGCGTCGCCGAGCGGCCAGTTGCACTCTCCCCGCATCACGTGGGGCTTCGTTGAGAGACGCACCGCGGGGGCGATCTCTTTTTCAGGTTCCGGCGCGAGGGCCGCGGGGGCCGGCGAAGGGGTGGGCGCTGCCCGGGCGGTTTCCACCTGCGTCGTGAGCGGTGGCAAAGTGTGGTCCGACGGCTTGATCCTTTTCGGCGTGGGCGGCTTCCGCTGCCGCCCTTCGACGCGCTTGATCGGGCTGGCCCTGCCCGGAAGGTTGAGGCGATGCGCCTTGCTCACCACCGAGTTCTTGGAGATCCCCATGCGGCGCCCGATCTCGGCCGTCGAATAGCCCTCGGCCCAGAATCCCTCCAGTCGAAGGATGGAGGCCCTGTCCCAAGAGAAGTATTCTTCGGGGCGCACGCTCACCCCAAGAACGGCTGGCGCGGCGTCGCGCTCGCGGCCGGCACTGGCGGTGGCGCCGCCTTGATGGCGGCCTGGATATTAACCGTCACCTCATCGACGAGATCGAGCATCTCGGCAACAGCCGCCAGCGCGTCTTGCGGCGCGCCCTCGGGCACGTCCATGTAAACCGCCGCGAGCGCCGCAGCGGTGCGCTGCCGAAACGCCCTGATCGCCGACCGTTCCTTTTGCACAGCGGTCGGCGCGAATTCCGTCGGGAGGGGAACGGAGGCGACCATTGCGGCAACCGTGGCCAGGTAGTGTTCCTGCGCCGGGGTCAACGAGACGTCCCCGCGCATCAGCTTCGTGAGTTCGAGCTGGGTCATGCCGAGGCGCATGCCGATCGTCGGCCAAGACCACCCGACGAGCTCCTTGTTCACGCGCAGCGGCGTGGCGTCGGGCGTGAGGTCCACATCGTCCACCGGGTCGCCGTCTGAATCGCCGGCCGCGGCCGGGTCTTCGGAGGTGATGCCCATTTCTTTCTCCCTTTTTTCAATCACGCGCACGATACGCCGAACGAAACTGAGCCGCGGATCACGCCTGCCCTTGGACCACTGCCAGAACCAATCGGTCGAAAGGCCGGCGTCCCGACACGCCTGCGAGACTGAGAGTCCGCAGATGGCCATCCTCTCGCGCAACAGGTCCGGGTCGGGCATCTCCGCCATGGCGCGGACGCTAGGCGGCGCTGCGAGCCCCGGTCAACCGTCATTTGACGGTTGACCATTGCTCCAGGTCAAGCCATCGTTGCCAAGAAGGAGCCCAGCATGGCTTTGTCGCCACCACCGCCCGACCGCGCCGCCTGGCTGGCGCTGCGCAACCGCTCTGTCGGCTCGTCCGAGCAAGCCACCCTCTGGGGGGTTGAGGCGGATTATGCGCCGTCCCTTTTCAAGCTGTGGCACATCAAGGCGGGCCTCGCGTCCGACACATTCGCCGGCAACCGGCTCACGAAGTGGGGGCTGCTGCTGGAGGAGGTTATCGCCACTGCGGTCGCGGAGGAGAAGGGCTGGACGGTAAGGAAGGGTCGTTACGCCGTCGCCGACGACACGCCCGGGATGGCCGCGACGCTGGATTTTGAGATCGACCGCGACCCCACCGGTCAGCATCTGGGGCCCGGAATCCTCGAGACCAAGAACGTGCAATGGCTGATCGCCCGCCGCTATTGGACGGAGGAGGAGCCGCCGCCTCACATCATCCTGCAGCTCCAGCACCAATTTGCCTGCACAGGCTATTCGTGGGGCGCGATCGGCGCCCTGGTAGGCGGTAACGAGCTGCGCATCCTTCCGTTCACCGCGGACCCGGACATCATCGCGTCGTCGAAACAGCGTGTGACTGATTTCTGGCGGTCAATCGCCGAGAATCGGCCGCCTCCGGCCGACGGAGGCGCCGGCGTGCCCGAGGTGCTTCGGCAAATGTATCCCGAGGTCGGAGACCCAGCGATCGACCTGTCGGGCGACAACGAGTTTTCCACGCAGATCGACGAGCTCATCGAGGCCAGCGCAGCGCGGAAGGCGGCTGAGAAGCGCTACCACGCGGCGTCAAACGCCCTCATGGCCAAGCTCGGCCCGCACCGGCGCGGGTTCACGCGGGACGGGTTCAGCGCGTCCATCGTCGTCGTGAAGGAGAGGCCGACGCGACCGGCGCGAATTGGCGACATGATTCCCGGTCGGGCGGAAAGCCGGAGCGTCCGCGTGCAATCAGCCAGCGGCATTTTGTGAAGGAAACACTGATGATCCTGATTTTCGACACCGAGACGACCGGCCTCCCCAACTGGAAGGTGCCGTCCGAGGATCCAACCCAGCCGCATCTCGTGCAGCTTGCTTGCGGCCTTTTCACGGACGAGGGGCGCGAGGTCGGCACCTTCATGCGGATCGTCTTGCCAACGAAATTCACAATCCCGGCCGAGGCAACGGCGATCCACGGCATCAACGACACTCTCGCGCGTGATTGCGGCACATCCCTCGATTCGGTGGTTGTGGCCTACACCAAAATGGCTTCTGTCGCGGAATTGCGCGTCGCCCACAACACCCCCTTCGACGACCGCGTCATGCGCATCGCGCTTCTGCGGTGCGGCTTTAGCCGGGCGGAAATCGAAATGACCCAGCGTGGCCCGAGCGCGGACACGTGCGCGATGGCGCGGCACGTGATGAAGAACGAGCGCGAGCTGGGACGAAAGGATGCGCTCGAAAAAGCGGACCTTGCGTCCTGCATGGCGCACTTCTTCAACGACGCCCACGACGGCGCCCACGATGCGCTGGCTGACATGCGGGCGTGTGCCCGCCTTTATTTCCATTTCCGCAACGAGATGAAGGTCACCGCCCCATGAGCGATTCCCCAATCCCCTACGAAGGTGAGCTGATCGCCAGCCCGCAAGGCACCGTCGTCGGGCAGACGCCCAGCAACCCCTTCGAGCGAAGCGCGTCGCAGGTCACTGCGGCCGGCGCGGTGGAGGTCGAAAGCCAGCGCGCCGTCGCCGAGGTGCAGGCTCAGATTCTTGTCGCCAAGCGGTTTCCGCGCGACCAGGCCGCGGCGTGGAACGCGATCATGGCCGCGTGCCGGCGCCCAGGCTTGGCCGAGGACTCGGAATATCGGTTCAAGCGCGGCGGCGAGGCGGTGGTTGGGCCGACCATTCGTCTCGCGGAGGAGATGGCGCGGTGCTGGGGCAACATCCAGTTTGGCGTCCGGGAGCTGTCGCGCCGCGACGGCGTTTCGGAGATGGAGGTCTTCGCCTGGGATACCGAGACCAACAACCGGTCGGTGCAGACGTTCCAGGTGAAGCACCTTCGGGACACGAAGCATGGCGCGGTGCGGGTATCATCGGAGCGCGACATCTACGAGATAACCGCGAACATGGGCGCGCGCCGCTTGCGCGCCCGCATCCTTTCCGTGCTGCCAGCCGACCTTGTGGATGCCGCGGTCAATATGTGCGCCGTCACGCGACAGAAGAACCTGCCGCCCCTGCCGCAGGCCATCGAGGCGTGCGTGGCCGCGTTCGGCAAGATCGGCGTCCCCAAGAGCGCCATCGAGAAGCGGCTCGGGAAGCCGGCCGAAGCCATGTCGCCGGCCGAGGTGGACGAGCTGCGCGGGATTTTTGCCGCGCTGCGCGATGACATGAGCTCGGCCGCCGAGTATTTCCCGGAGGTCGAAGCACCGACGGAAGCGGGACAGACGCGAACCGGGCGCCTCCGGGCAGCGACGAAGCCGGACGCGTCGAAGGAAAAGCCTGGCGCCGAGACCGCGCAACCGAAACCCGCGGACGATCGCGGGGCGGCGACGCAACCGCAGCCCGAAGACGACGCGCCGCGCCGGGCCGCGGGCGACGACGGAGCCGAAACGCGGCAGCCGTCCGAGGATGACGGCGGCCGGGATGACGGCGACCGGGACGGAGGCGAGGAGGCGAGCGCGGAGCCCGGCCAGCAGGGACCGTCCGATTCCGACGTTCGCCGGTCCGACTACATCGCGAAACGCACAACGGAGATCATCAGACAGCTCGACAAGACCAAGCAGGGGGACAACGGGCGACTGCAGGTTCTGCGCGACGAAGCGATCGGGCTGATGAGGGAGGCGAGCGACGCGAAGCTGCCCGCGATGCGCAGCATGATTGAGGTTGCGCTGGTGAAGGCGAGAACCCGCGTCGAGGCGCGGAGCGCATAGAGATGGCCCGGGGCGATAGCTTCCTCGGCGACAAGAGCGCCGCCGACGTCTTCGAGAGCAAGGACGAGCTGAACGCGCTTCTCGACGAAGTGAAGAAGGCCCAGGAAGAAGCTGGGTCCGACATCAGCACAGAGGACGCCCGGAAGGCGCTTGTGTCGCTCGCAGCGAAGGTTACGCGCACCAAGACCGCCCTGGACGAGGCTGGGAAAGCATCCACCGAGACAGCCCGAAAACTGGTGGAGACGGTCAACGCGCGAAGGCGCGTCGTTCGCGAGCGATTGGAACACGCCGCCGAGGCAATCCGCGCGCCCGTCACGAAATTCGAGCTGGACGAGCAGGAGCGGCAGACGCGGTTCCAGAAATTGCTGGACCAAGTGGTCGGCGCGCGCACGGTGCTGATCGGCACATCGGCCGACGAGGTCGAACGGCGCATCAACGAGCTGCGCGACCTGCCGACGCCAAACGACGTGACGGAGGAAGAGCGCGAGAAGCTCACCGACGAGAGGATCACGACCTTGTCGATGCTCGAAACGATGCTGCCATCCATGCGCGCGGAGGAGGACAAGGCTGCGCGCTTGGCGACAATGGAAGCTGAAAGGGACCGGATGGCCACAGAGCTTCGGCAGATCGAGCGTCAGCAACAGGAGACGGAACGGCAGCTCGCGGCGGCCCGCGGGCAGGTGGACGCCGCCAAGCAGCAGGTCCAGGAGGCCGAGGTTGCATCGGCCCGGTTCGCCGACCAGGACAGGCGGATGCAGGTGCGGCGCGAGATCATCGACGCGCTCGGCCAAGAGGCGAGGATCAACACCCAGCTCGCCGAGCGCGTGGCGACGGCGCTGATCGCTGGCGTGATTCCCCACGTTCGGGTAGAGTTTTGACGGTCGTTTCCTTCCGACCAGCGCGGTATGCGTCCTCCCGCGTGCCGCGCAGGCCGGCGTCTCTCGTGGTGGGGGGGCGCCGGCCACCCCCGAGGGCCTGATCCGAGCCAACTTGGATGTCGGACAGACGCGATAGGCGCGGCGGACGGTGGAAACCCGCGTCGGATGCGGGATAGAGGAGCGGCCACCTCGGCGGTCTCATAAGCCGCAGACCCGGGTTCGAGTCCCGGTCCCGCTACCGTCGCCTATGCCGTCAGCTCCGCCTGTGGCGGGAAGAAGATCTCCAGCAAATACCGCGCCGCCCGCCCACGCTCCGATGACAGCGTTGGGTCAGCGCGCAACAGCCGAACAGCATCCTCGGACGCGATCTCGATGAGTTCATGGTCGCGCTCGAAATCCGCCACCCGCCAAGCGGGAAGGCCTGCCTGCCGCACGCCGAGGACGTCGCCGTAGCCCCGGAATTTCATGTCCATCTCGGCGATCTCGAAGCCATCGTTTGTGCTGCGAAGCGCCTTCAAACGCTTCCATGGCATCCCGTATTTGTCGCCGAGGTCCGTCAGCAGCATGCAATAGCTTTGCTCGTCGCCGCGGCCCACGCGGCCGCGAATCTGGTGAAGCTGCGCGAGACCGAAGTGCTGGGCGTTCTCGATCACCACGACGGTCGCCGCCGGAACGTCCACGCCAACTTCGATCACCGTTGTCGCCACCAACAAGCGCGTATCGCCGGCGGCGAACTTCTGGAGCGCTGCATCGCGCTGCGCGGCCGGCATAGCGCCGTGCACGAGCCCGACGGCGTCGTCGCCGAAGACCCGGCGCATGCCGCGCGCTCGCATTTCCGCGGCCGTCAGCGCCAGCGCCTCACTTTCGTTCACCAGCGGGCAGATCCAATAGACCGAGGCGCCGGCGTCGATCCGGCGCTTGATCCCCGCGACCAACGCTTCGAATTGGATCATCTGGTGAATGGTCGTGATGACGTCCGACCGGCGGCCGGGCCGCTCGCGCAGCCGCGAGACGTCCACGTCGCCCCACTTCGTCAGGACGAGGCTGCGCGGGATCGGCGTAGCCGACATCATCAAGAGGTGCGTGCCGGTCCCCTTCGCGGTGAGCGCGCTGCGCTGCACAACACCGAAGCGGTGTTGCTCATCGACGATCGCAAGCGCCAGATTATGGAAGTGCACGCGTTGGCCGAACAGCGAATGAGTGCCCACCACCAGCTTGAGCGAGCCACCGGCCAGCTTCACCTGTGTCTCGAGCTCTTGGGCATCGGCCGTGTTCCCCGACAGGAATCCCACCTCGATCGGGCTGATGCGCTGGAGCAGCGCGTGGTGCTGCTTGGCCAGCACTTCGGTCGGGGCCATGAGCGCGGCCTGGAATCCGGCCTCGGCACACCCCAGCATGGCCAGGATCGCCACCATCGTCTTGCCGGTCCCCACGTCGCCGTGGAGCATGCGCGTCATCCGGGAGCCGGACCACATATCGGCGTCGATCTCGCGCAGCGCGAGCGCCTGTCCGTCGGTCAGGGAATAGCCCCAGCGGCGCACCGCTTCCTCGCGCATCACGCAAGTTGGGCGCACGATATGGCCGGGAGCGTCGCGCTCGCGGTGTCGCCGCTGCAACAGCCAGAGCTGATGCGCGAGCAATTCATCGTAGGCGAGGCGGTCGCGCGGCGCATCGGCGGGGATTGCGGCTGGCTGGTGCAAAGCCAGCAGTGCATCGGCGAACGAGGGCCAGGAATGGTCCTCCAGCGTCGCCGGCGTTTGCCATTCCGGGATGTTCGAGGGAATCCGCGAGGTGGCGCCGGCGATCGCGCGGCGCAGGACGCTCTTCGGGAGGGTCGTCGGCGTCGAATAGAGCGGGCTGATTCCTTGGACCGACGCCTCCCGGTCGACCGGCAAGCAAAACTCGGGATTCACCATTCTCCCTTCGTCCGCGACCTTCCCGCCGAAGAGTAGCTCGGCGCCGATTTTTATTTGAGGCGGAAAAAACCTGCCGAAATAGAGGATTGTCGCCCTGGATTTGCGCTCGCAGCTCAGGCTGATGATGTGCGGCATCTTGGCCCGCTGTGCCCGCTTGATCCCGGCTACGGTGCCTTTCCAGACGGCATATTCGCCCGGCTTGTTGAGATCCGGCGCGCTGGCGCGCGTGCGATCAACATAGCCGCGCGGGATGTGCAGCAGCAGGTCCGCGATCCGGTCGCCGCCAACCGCTTCGGCCAGCGGCGGCGCGAACATTGGGCCGACGCCGCGGAGGGTCGCCAGCTTTTCGGTGAACGGGTTGGGATCCAAAGGAAGATAGGATCCAAGCGGCGGATTCGTGTCCATGTTGAGGCTTTTCCCTGCGTTGTATAGCATCGTGGTGGCGCGGCAGCACCGACGCTTCCCAGAGGATGCCATGGGGAAAACCCAATTCTACTCCGCCACCCACAGGCAGTTCCCGAAAATCCCTCCGGGTGCCAGCTTGTCCTATCGAAACACGGCGCCGAGCGGGGACGCCTATGGCCCGATCATCTTGGACCCGCGGGTGACGCCGGGGCGCTTCGCCGGGACGTGGGGCGCATGCGGCTGGTGGAACCAGGGCGCTATTGCGATCTCGGCGCAGACGAGCAACATTGGTGACGTATTCGGAACAGGCAAGGCGGTCGCTGGAACCTATCTGACAATCGCAGGGACCGGGGTTCAAACCGTTCTTCTTCCTGGCAACTACACGTCGTCGGCTTCCGATTTTTGGATGAACGAATACGGCAGTTACCCGACGGTTTGGGGGAGCGACGACAGCGTCACCACCTACGACCCGAACGCGCTACTCGGCCAGAATGTCAATATCGTTTCGGCGGGCAACGACTCCGGTGGCACGTTTACTGTCACCGGCGTCGACATCTACGGCGTCGCGCTCGTCGAGATCATCACCGGCGCCAACATTGGGACTGCGGCTGGGAAAAAATCATTCGCGGTGGTGCAGTCGATCCTGCCGGGCGGAACGCTGTCGGGCGCTTCGGTACAAGCAGAGATCGGCGGCGGCTACGGGCTGCCTCTTCTGCTTGACCAAACATCGCAAGGGCAATCATTTTACACGACAATGATATTTCTCTCAGACGGAACAATAACGACGATTAATAACTCTTTGACTGGATCGTTCACTGGTGCGAATGGCTCTCAGATACCATCGCCAACCTCTCATGACGTGCGCGGCTTGTTTACCCCTTCGGGCGGCAAAACCGTGTGGGCGATCTCCCAGCCGGTCGACGTTCAGCAGATCACCTCCTACGGGTCCGTGGTCGGCATGATCGGGGCCCCGCAATACCCGGGCGGCTGATGACGGCCGTTGCGCAGTTCGGCGCAGGTGGTTAGGATCAAAGAACGCGCCAGCAGCCGCGTCCCCGCCAGACCCCAAAGTCCGAGGACAGCATGGCCCGCACCGCGTTCTACGCTCCCGCCCATCGCATCAACAACAAGCAGCCGCCGGGCCAGGCCGGCCTGCCGCCGGACCTTGCGCCGAGCTTGGACTTCGACGGCTCCGGCATCCAGGACTCGCGCTGGCCATACAATCAGTATGGCGCCAATGGCGGTGTCTGCGGCTGGTATAGCGAGGGGCCACTGATCGACGCGGTGCCATCCACTCTGACGACGACCGCGCTGGCCGCCGCCCAAGCCGCCACGGCTGGCACCGCGTTGACGCTGGTGAGCGCAACGGGCGCCGGCATCACCGTCCTCGCCGCGGCGACCCGGCTCTTTCCCACGCTGAGCGTCGCGCCGGTCGGCTCGCTGGCGATCGACGGGCTGCCGGGCCAGGTGACGTTCGGCTCGGAATTCGTCACGGCCTTCTATGACCCGACGAAGGCGCTCGCGCGGAACATCCAGATTGCCTCCGCCGGCAACGATTCCGGTGGCTATTTCACCGTTTCCGGCTTCGACTTCTACGGCTACCCAATGACGGAGAGGATCACGGGCGCGAACGTCGGCACCGCCGCCGGGAGAAAGGCCTTCAAGATCGTCACCTCGATTGTGCCAGGCGGGACCATCTCCGGGTCCAACGTCTCCGCCGGCCAGGGCGACACCTACGGCCTTCCGATCGCGTGCAACGGCACGAACTACGTCACCGGCGTCTGGAATGCACTCAACATCGTGGGCACCGGCACCGTGACGGCGGCGGACACCACCAGCCCCGCCACCAGCACCACCGGCGACGTCCGAGGCACTTACCTCGTCGCCTCGGCCTCCAACGCCACCAAGCGGCTCACGGTCTTCGTTGCGCCCTCAATCAACCTGCTGGCTGCGCAGGGCGTAATCGCGGGCATGTGGGGCCAGACGCCGGCGTAACCCATGGCGGACTCGGTCACCACCAACATCCTGGAGAACGGGCCGCGCCGGGTCGTAATGTCGTTCACGAACCTGTCCGATGGGACGGGGGAAACCGGCGTCACCAAGGTCGACGGGTCCGCCACCGGGCCGCTCGGCGTGACGATCGCGGGAAACACCGTCTATCCGCTCGGCAACCTGAAGGTCGTCGACGCTTGGTTCAATGTTTACGGTGGAATGGTGGAGATCGCCTGGGGCGGCACGTCCAACCAGGACTTCCTGAATCTCACCGGCTTCGGGCACTTTAAGGCGCTCGACAAGCGCGGCGGCTTCCAGGGCTGGTTCCCGCCCGCCAGCATCACGCCCAACGGCAAGATCCTGTTTACCACCCACGGCTTCGTAGCCAATTCGAGCTACACCATCGTCCTTGAAATGACAAAGGGCATCCCGCAGTCGTAGGAGGCCGCGCATGACGGACGACCTCCATTACGTCCCGGGCGACAATTACCTGATCGACGACATCTCGGGCTTCAAAGTGCGCGCGTCGAAAGCGCGCATGCAATGGGACGGGCTGATGGCGGCCGGCTCGCGCTTCTCGCCGCGGCAACCGCAGGACCTTGTCACCGGCGTCCCGGACGACCAGACGGTCGCCATTGCCCGGCCGCGCCAGGTCAACCAGTTCACCGCCCTCGCCACCTTCATCAACGCGCCGTGCGCGGCGGGGACCAACGTGCTGAACGTGGACAGCACGGTCGGCTGGCAGGTCGGTTACAAGGCCATGGTCATGCTCGACAGCGGCGTGAATTTCACCGCCGCCGTCTCGTCGATCGGCGCTGGCACCCTGCAGATCGCATCGCCGCTGCCCGGCAACGCTGGCGTGACGTTCGGCGACCCGCTCGAGAACACGGTCGTCGGGCTTCTCAGCACCGGCCAGATCGCGCCGGGCCCGGGGTAAGCCATGGCAGTCCTCACCACCTCCGGCACTTACAACGGTTGGAGCCAATCGGCGGTTCAGCTCATCACCAGCGCCCTGCGCCTCTGCCAGGTCGTCGGCGAGGACGAGACCCCAACCGGCTTCCAGCTCGAATCCGGGCTCGACGCGATGAACGCGATGTTGCTGGGATGGAGCGCGAGCGGAATCCACGTTTGGGCCGAGACCGAGGCAATAATCTTCTGCCAACCGAGCCAGTACCTTTATCAGCTCGGCGGGACGAGCACCGACGCGGTCGCGCCGTTCAACTCGACCGTCCTGACGACGCTGGCGGCGCCGGTCGCGATGGGGGGCAACGCGGCAACGCTCACCAGCACCGCGGGGGTCAACGCCGGCGACACCATCGGCTTCAACATCTCCGGCGCGCCCAACTACGTCACCACCGTTAGCGCCGTCGCGGGCGACGTGGTGACGATCACCGGCACGATGCCGGTCGCAGCGCCATCCGGCACCGTCGTCTTCGATTATCCGATCGCCATGCCGCGGCCGCTGCGAGTCTACGGGGGGCGGCGCTTCCTGCTTTCCTCCCAGCAGGACACGCCGATGATCGAGATGGCGCGGCTGGATTACCAGAACCAGCCGGCGAAGACGTCCACCGGCATCATCACGCAGTATTTCTTCGACCCGCAGACCGCCGGGAAATCGGTGGGCGCCTATGCCTCCAACAACGCCACGGCCCTCGTCTATTTGTGGCCGAGTCCGCAAGACAACACCTATGCCTTTCGCTTCAGCGCCCAGCGCCCGATGCAGGACATCAGCAACCTCGCGAACCTGCCGGACCTGCCGCGGGAATGGAACGCGGCGATCAAATGGAATTTGGCGGTGGAGCTCGCCCCTGAATACGGCGTCCCCTCGCAGACCGACACCATGCAGGTCATCACGTCGCGCGCCGGCTATTGGTTCAACCTCGTTTCGTCCTGGGACAAGGAACCGCAATCAATCCTGTTCGGCGTGGCGACGCGCCCTGGCTACAGGCGATAATGGATGCCGCCCCTTCTGTTCGCAGCGCAGGCTTACACCGCGCGCTCCCCGCAGCTCATATCGCAACAGGCGATCAACTGCTTCGTTGAGACGACGCCGAAAGATGCGGTGACGGCCGTTCCGGTTTACGGCACGCCGGGGCTGAAGATCTTTTCGAGGGTCGGGAACGGGCCGATCAACGGCCTCCATGTGTTCGGCAACTATCTCTATGCCCTTTCCGCTGGGGCGCTCTTCAAGATCGACCTGCAGGGGAACAGCACCCTTATCGGTCAGACGTCGCTCGGCAATATCGTTTCGATGGCCGACAACGGATCGCAGATGGTCATGGTCGACGGCAGCGGCGGCTGGATCTACCAGCCGAACGGGCTGAACATCGTCACCACCGCGACAGCGGCCGCCGGCGCAACGGTTATCGACTGCAATATCACGGGAACGGTCACGAACGGCGACGCCCTGAGTATCGCGCTTGACTCTGGCGCGACCTTCGCCACGACGGCCGCCGCGACGTCAGACAGCTCGGCCGTCACGATCACGCTCGCCGCGGGCCTTCCGTCCCAGGTAACCGCCGGGGCGATCATCACCGACGCGGCAAACGTCCTCGCGCCGATCACCGCGCCCGCGTTTCAAGCCGCGTCGACCGTGACCTTTTTCGACTCTTATTTCGTGTTTGACGCTGTTGGAACCAGGCAGTTCTTCATCTCTGGCGCCAATGACGGAACCCAATACTCAGCCTTGGATTTTGCGACGGCGTCAGCGTCGACGAAGGATGTGGTCGCGGTTCGCGCATACCACGAACAGCTCCTTGTCTTCACAGGCGGCAGCGTCGAGGTCTGGTGGGATACCGGCCAGGTCGCTTTCCCGTTCCAGCGGTATGATGCTGCGTTCATCGAGCGCGGTTGCGCGGCCCCGCAGAGCGTTTGCAGCGAGGACAATACCGTCTTCTGGATGGGGGACGACGGCATCTTCTACCGCCTCGAAGGCTTCCTCCCCGTCCGTGTCAGCACCTTTGCTATGGAGACGGCATGGGACGGATACCCGAACAAGTACTTCGATTGTAACGCCTTCGTCCTGAACCAGCAGGGGCATAAATTCATCTGCGTCAACTTCCCTTCCGGGGAAGCGACGTGGTGCTACGATATTTCAACCGGCCTTTGGCACCAGCGCGAGAGCGTTGGATCGGCCTGGGTGTAAGCCGTGACGAACGCCGTCGTTGGACAGGCATTTGTCGAGGTTCTGGCGAAGGGGGCGCCCGCCGCACAGGTCGCTCAGGCTTTCGTCGAGGTTTTGATTTCCGCAGTTCCCAACGCGGACGTGGCGCAGGCGTTCGCCGAAATTGTGCTGCCAACCACGTCGCCACCGACTCCAGCACCGATTATCCCGCCATCGCTAAATCGCTGGAGAGGAAACGTCGGGGTGAATTGGAACGGAGTCGCGATCGTCGGGGATGCCTTCTCCGGCGTCGTCGGTCAGTCCGATTTTGACACCTTCATGGAATACACGAATCCCATGGTCATGGTGGTGACGGCGCCACCGCTGCAGGATGACCGCAAGCGCATCTTCGTTCCGCGACTGGAAGTTCAAGTGCAGGCCGGGGACGGCCTGCCAGGATCGCCCAGCGTCGGCGCGACGATGATGCTCGATTACTCGAAGGACGGGGGGATGACGTGGTCGACGCTCCAGAAGTGGCGAAGCATGGGGGCGGCCGGCCAGTTCGCGAAACGCCTTCGCTGGCTGAACCTGGGACACTCCAGGGAATGGGTTTTCCGCCTCACCTGTTCGGACCCGGTTCGCCGCGCGATCATCGGCGCCTGGGTTGATTTTTTCAAAGGCAACGGCTGATGGCCAACGCCGCGCCGAACAAGCTCCTCACGATTTTGGGCGACCAGCCGATCGGTATGGTGAAGGGCGACGCGGTCTATCCGCAGATGACATTCGTGCAGTTTTTGCAGCGCATCGTCAGCCAACTTGGGCAGCCGGACGGATCCGGCGCTACCCTGCAGGAGCAGACGACGACCGCGGCGGCAACGGCCAGCACAGCCGCCGCCCAGGCGCCCCCCATCGCCGTCCCCATCCTGCCGCCTTTCGGCGAGCTCGTCGGGCAGGCCGCCGACGACGTCGCTGCGCTGATCGGCCACATCGGCGCGCCGCCGGCCGGCCACGATCCGACGGCAGGATGGAGCGGTTTTCCCCCGAACGGCTCCGGGGCGGCGTTGGCTTGGGCCCAGCTCCCCCTCGAGGCCCAGGAGCTGCCGATTTCCTTCGTGCTGCCATCCAACCCCGGCGCCGGACAGGTTTACAACGTCCCGATGGCGATGGCAGCGACGATCGCCGCGGGCCTGGCTGGCACCGTCGCCTATTTCAGCGCCGCCGCCGCCGGCAGCCCGGTCTTCACCGTGAACAAGATCAGCGGCGGCACGAGAACGGCGCTTGGCACGATCACGGTAACATCGGGGTCGCATACCGGCGTCACCCTGGCGGGCGCAGGAGGCTCGCTGGCAATCGGGGACGTGCTACAACTCGTCGCGCCATCGCCGCAGGACGGCACCCTGGCGGACATCGGCATCACCATTCTCGGGGCGAAGGTCTGAAATGGCACGCGGGCGCGTCTATACGGTCAGTTTCAACGCGGTGGCGATCACCGCCGTTCAGGATCTTTTCTCCCTGAAGGCGTCGTCGACGGTGCCCTTCGAGATCCACTCGATCACGCTGGGGCAGGTCAGCCTTACGTCGGTCGCAGGCCTGAAGCTGCACCTCCAGCGAGGCACCATCACCCAGGGTTCCGGTGGGTCGGTTCCCACTCCGCAGCCATTGTTGCCGAACGACGCGGCTTCGGTGGTGACGGCGCACGCCAACGACACGTCCCAAGCGTCATTTTCTGGTGGCGGCGTTCTGATGATGGCGGATGCCTGGGAGATTTTGAACGGCTACCTCTACATGCCATTTCCTGATGACCGCCCAGTGATACCGGCAGGGGGCGGCATTGCGCTTTCCCTGGACACGGCCCCGTCGGCGTCCATGACTGCATCCGGCACCATGACGTTCGGCGAACTCTCATAGGAGGACCGGATGGCTCTTCTCACCAGCGAAGGTTTCGGATGGACAACGGTGTTTGCGGACCTGCAAACCTACGGGGCCTGGAGCGCTGACACCTCGCAGAGGGATGGGACCCCGACTGGGACGATCGGCACCGCCGGCCCATCCGGGGACAATTACCTGACGCTCACGACCGGCACGGGGCTCAACGCGCTTGTCAGATACACCCCAATCCCGATCTCAACTTTCTTCTTCGGTTGCCGAGTCAATCCGCACACTCTCGCCAACCAGCCATTCATATTTTTCGACAGCGCGGGCGGCCGACAGCTGGGCTTCGTCATCACGCCGAGCGGCGCGATCCAAGCGATTCTTGGCCCGGGCAGCACCGGCTATTGGTATGATGGCGGCACCGTGCTCGGAACCAGCACGGCCGGGGCCGTGGCGGCGGGATCGTGGACCTACCTCGAGATCGGCGGCACGATCGCGACCGGAACCGGCGGGTCGCTTACTATTCGTTCGGCCGGCACCAGCGTCCTCTCCTTGACCGGCATCACCACTCAGCAAACGGCGAACGCCAACGTGCAGGGGTTCGGCCTCGCCGCAAGCACCTATGGTTCGCCGTCTTCCGCGGACAGCGTCTCACTGGCTCATGTCAGCGTTTGCGACAACACGACGGCCTTGAATAATACTTTCCTGGGCGACACCCGTGTTTATACGAAGATGATGACGGCGAACTCGACTGTTCAGTTTACCCCGAATGGGAACGTGAACAATTACCAGAACGCCGCTCAGGTCCCGCCCAATCCAACCACCGATTACAATTCCGATTCGACGGTCGGAAACCAGGATACCTTCACCGGCGCAGCTCTTCCGGCTGGCTACAACTACGTCGCCGGTGTGGTCCTGAAGACGGTGTCAAAGGAAGACACGGCCGGAACGAGGGCGCTCAAATCGGTGGTGGTTTCCGGCGCGACGACGGCCTATGGCACCTCGCGGGGCCTCGGGACGTCGGCGACACAGACAATGGACGTCTTCCAGGCCGATCCGAACACCAACGCGCTCTGGACCGTCGCGGCGGTCAACGCTTCGCAGACCGGATACAATGTCTCGGCGTAACCGGTGACCAACGCCCTCGTCGCCCAGGCCGTCGCCGAGGCGCTGGTCCAGGCCAATCCGCACGCACAGGTTGGCCAAGCCATCGCCGAGGTTCTGATGCGCGCCGCGGGGGCGCCCCCAGCGCCCTTTTCTCGGCGCCCACGAATGCTTTCGGAGGCCCACGTTTTCCCGGTCGCCGTGCTGGCGCGCCGGCGCCTCGCAGGGGGCGCCCGCACCCGCGCCTTCGTGGTCGTGATGGCTTAGGCTGACACGGCCGGTTCAGCTCGCTATGCTGGCACAGCAGCGGCCCAGCAGCGCCGCCCAGGGCCCCAGAGCGCTGCGATGGCATCAAACATCCGCGAGATCATCGAAGGCCAGCTTCTCGGCAATTCGGCCGCGACGCTTTACACGTCGCCGACAGGCGTGTTCACGCAGATCCTGAAGCTGACGTGCTGCAACATCGACACCGCCTCGCACGCGGTCACGATCTACCTCGTCACGTCCGGCAGCTCGGTCGGAAACGCCTTCTACACCACCCGCGGTCAGGCCATTCAGCCGGGTCAGACCTGGAACAGCCCGAACGAATACGGCCTCGTGTTGGCCCCGGGCGACTTCCTCGCCGCGCTGGCGGACACCGGCAACGTCGTCAACATCGCCGCGTCCGGCGTGCAGCTCACCTAATGCCATTCGATCCCGCAGCGCCGGAGATCGCCTTCGCACGCGAGACGTGGGCTCGCGCGGTCAAGGAGATGTGGCCCCTTTGGCACGCCCACTGGCGCGAAGTGGGGCTCGACCACGACGTCGCGCCGCTCGCCATGGACATCGAGACCTATGAACGGATGGAGGCCGCGGGAAACCTGCATGTGGTGACGGCGCGCGGCCCGGGCGGCGCGATGGTCGGCTATGTGGTCGCCATCGTTCAACAGGGGCTTCATTACCGAACGACGGTTTTTGCGAACCTCGACCTCTACTACCTCACGCCCGCGGTGCGTCGCTGGCGGAACGGCGTTCGCCTCTTCCGCTTCGCCGAGGAGTCGCTGAAGGAGCGCGGCGCGAAGATCATGAACGCAGGCACGAAGGTTCACATTTCGCCGGTGACCGGCAAGCGTCTCGACATCTCGCCGATCCTGCGGCGCCTCGGCTGGCGCGAGATCGAGCGCGTGCACAGGAAGGTGATCGAGTGGCAATAACCGTAGGGGTCGCGGCCGCCGGAAGCGCTATCGCCGGCGGCGTCATGAGCTCCAACGCCGCGTCCGCCGCCTCCAAGGCGCAGCAGGGCGCGCTGACAAACGCGCTCGACTTCCAGCGCGGCGTCTATGCAACGGCTCAGGGCGACCTGAACCCCTACATCTCAGGGGGCCAGAGCGCGCTTTCGGCGCTCCTTGGGGCCTATGGTCTGAACGGCAACCAGGGCGTTTCCAACGCCTTCAGCCAGTTCCAGCAGACGCCGGCCTACCAGTTTGCGCTCGGCCAGGGGAACCTTGCGCTCACCCGGCAGCTCGCCTCCATGGGGCTGAACGATTCCGGCGCCGCGCTGAAAGAAGGGGTCTCCTACAATCAAGGCTACGCCTCGCAAAACTATGGGAATTTCTTGTCCGGCATCGGCGGAATCGCCAACACCGGCCTGTCGGCGGCCGGCACGCTTGGCGGCATCGGGACCGGCACCGGCTCCCAGGTCGGCCAGACTTCAAACAACCTCGGCGCCGCGGCCGCGAGCGGCATCATCGGATCCAACAACGCGCTGAACACGGGGATCGGGAACGCTCTCGGCGCGCTGCAGGCCCCGAACACGAACAGCTCGAGCTCGGCCTTGAGCGGTCTCACCTCCCTGCTTCAGGGCCTCGGGCAGACCTCCTACGGGCCGACGCAGTATTCGCAGCTTCAGGGATCGGTGCCTGCCGGGACCTACCTGCCATGAGCGACACTATCGCCCTGCAGGCCACCGGAATTAACCCGCTACCTTACGAGGCGCAGGCGAACCAGCTCGCGCTCCTGCAGCAGCAGCAATCGCAGGCGCAGCAGGCGGCCGCCCTCACCCACGAACAGGCGGTCGGCGCCGACATACAGAACCGGCTTGCCGCGCTGCGCGTTGGGGCGGTCGGCGGCGCGCTCGGACAGATGGGTTGGGGTGGCGGAGCTGGCGCCCCAGGCGCGCCAGGCGCCCCCAGCGCGATGCCGGCTGATGTCGGCCCCCCTCCTCTATCGGCGCTCGGCGGCCCGGCGCCCCCCGCTGCCGCGCCGTCCGAGCTTTCGCAGACGCTTCCGGCCGCGGGCCCTGCATTGCCGCCGCCGGTCAGCCCTTACGGCGCGGTGCGCAGCCCGTTCGGCGTCGCGGTGCCGGGGTACGCGGCGGCAATGGCGATCACGTCGAGCGACCCGACGAAAGCGTGGGAAGGTGTCGTCAGGACCCGGGCCTCTACGCTCGCGCAGATGGTGGGTGGCGCAACGGACCTTCCGTCCTGGAACGGCGCCGTCATGCAGGCGTACACCTCCGGCTGGCTCTCGCCGGATGACGTTCATCACCTCTACGGCCACCCAGAGCTCTACCAGACGGTCATGAACTCGCTGGCGGACCCCGACGCCCATATGTCGCTGCTTGGGACTCTCGCCGGCAAAGGTCTCGCGCCGTCGCCCGTGACCGGGCAGGCCGTTGGCTCGCCCGACGCGCAGGCCGGCTTGGCGGCCACCGCCGGCGCCGTGAAAACGGCAGAGGCGCCCGGAACGGCCGAGGCCGCTATCCTCACAAAGAAGGGGGTCGCTCCAATCAACATCGCCGAAAAGGATCTCGCGCCGCAGAAGGTGCCGGGCGGCATCGTCATCCCCGCGGTCCCGAAGAGCCTTCAGCTTCCAGGGGTTCAATATCCCGAATCCGCGGCGCCGGCGAACACCACAGTCGGCAACATGATGAACCCCAACCGCGTTATGTCGGCATCCGACTGGATGCACACGAGCGCGACGTTCGAGACGGGCAGCGAACCGAAGGCAGCCGCGACCAACCCGCAGTCGATGAGCGATCCGACTTGGCTCGAAGCGATGCACGGCTACATCGCGCACGCTCGCGCCACCGGGCAAACGCTTCCCGACGGGCTTCTCAATTTGAACGACAGCGGCCTGCTTCAGCTTCGCGCGAACCCGGATTGGGCGAACGCCGTCACCGGCTACTACGTGCGGTCCAACGCTCCCGTGCTCCAGCGCGCCGGGGTGCCGTTCGACGCCACGACCGCGAAGATGATGACGTTCATCGGGCCCGCAGGCACCGCGGCCGTGATGGGGGCCAAGCCGAACACGCCGCTGACGCAGCTCCTTTCGCCGGCCGCGATTCAGGAAAACCCGTGGCTGCGCGGCCTGACAAACTCGCAGTTCGCCGGGCGCATGTATTCCGTGTTCACTGCCGGCCAAGTCCCGGGCGTCACGGTCCCTGCCGATTGGCAGCCGCCCGGTCAGGCGCAAGCGGGCGCCGGGAACGGACAGGGAACGGCGCCGGGGACGCAACCCGCGCCGACCACCTCGGGCGCCGGCGCACCCGCGACCGGGCAGGGAACGGCGCCTCCGCCGCCGGCGCCTGGCGCCGCGTCGGGCGTTACCACTCCGTCGCAATGGAACCCGCAGCCGCTTCCCCCCGGCGTGCAGGTCGACAACGGCCAGACCTTCACCCCGACGGTGACGAAGGACGCGGCGGGAAACACCATCATCGGGGCCGGCATCAACCCGAACACCGAAGACCTGCAGAAGATGCGGGAGGAGGCGGCGGCCGAGTCGCAGAGTGCCAACCTGCAGAACCAGTCGATCGAGGACGCCGTCGCGTCCCTATCCCGCATCACGCCGGGCACTTGGTCGAGTGAAAAGGCCGGCTTCCAGGCGACCGTGAACTCGATGGTGAACAACATCAATGCGGCGGCCGGACACCAGATCATCAACCCCGCCTTCGCGAACAACCTGGGCGATTACCAGAACGCCACCAAGGTCCTCTCGCAGATGTTGCGGCAGGCGGTGAAAGAGACGTCGCCGCGGGCGGCGGTCCAGGAATTTCCGCTGATCCAGAAGGGGTTGATCTCGACCGACACGAGCCCCACCGGCATCCGCATGATCGGCGCTCAGCTTCTCGGGATGAACGACTACACCATGGCGAGGAATCAATTCCTCGCCACCCACGCGGGACCGACGGCGCTTCTTCAGTCGACCTTCGAGAAGCGCTATCCGGCCTACAGCTTCGTGCTGCACCGCATGGCAACGCAGGACGCCACCGCGCTCTACAACACGATCACCGGCGGCAAGCCCGGGACGCCGCAATTTGCCAGCGGAATCCAGGAATGGAACCGGATGATGAACGGCGCCCGCCAAGCCCAAGCCGACGGCCTTTGGCCGCATGGCGTCGTCACCATGGATAATTTCCCGTCCCTCAGCGGGAATCAGTGATCCGTGCCTGATCTCGCCACCCTCGATCGGATCGGTCCGGGTGGATTCGCCCCGCCGCCCGATAACCTTGCGGCTCCGGCCGGCGCGACGCTCCCGCCAGGGGCGACCCTCGGCATGTCAGCGCCGCAGATCGCGGGCGCCCCCCAAGGGGGAGCCCCGCAGGCGGGCGCGAATTACGCGCCGGCCGCGACTGTCGCGCCAGGGACACCGTTGGCGGCCGACGCCTTCTTCGTGAACCCTTACCTGATTCCAGGTGGCGGCGGCGCAATGACGAACCTGCCGCCGGCGGGCGCGACCGGCAACCCGGCGAATCCGCAAGGGTTCACGATGCCGGGCACGCCCTCCAGCGCCCATATCTTCGTCGGCCACGCGGCGCCTGTCCCTCCAGCACCCGCGCAGGCGCCAGCTTCGGCCCCAGCCCCCGCGCCGGTCCCCGACGACCCGTTCAACGGTCGCTTCGGGCCGGATATGTCGTTCGGCTCGACCGTGCCGCCCCCGCCGGGGATGACGCCGGAGCAGCAGCAATCGGCGCTGCGCAAGCTGCAGCAGCAGCCGGGCCTCACTGGCTGGGTCGCCAGGCGGTTCAACAACCCCGCGGACGCGCTTTCGTTCGCCCAGAATTACGGGCTCCCGGTCGCGCGCCAGCTCCAGCTCATCGGCGCGGCGGGGATGCACGCCGTCACGAACACGCTCGGCCTGCCGGTGGACCTCGCCACCGGCGCGATCAACCTCGGCCTGCGCGGGCTCGGACTGAACCCGATCGGCCCACTGCCAGGCGGCGCGGCGTCGCTGAACAGCGGGCTCGGAGCGGTCGGGAACCTGGTGGGCGAACCGGAACTCAACCCCGACACCTTTCAGCCGCAAGGATTCGGTGAAAATGCTGAGGACCAAGCGATCCAGGGCGTGATCGGGATGATGCTGCCGGGAGGGATCGCCGGAAAGATCGCCAGGGATGGCGCGCTGGCGGGCCGCGTCGTCAGCCCGGTCGTCCGAGCCATCGCATCCGGCAACAGCCTCGTTGGGGCGGCCTCCGGCGCGCTGGGGGGCGCTGGCGGGGAACTGGCGTCCGAGATGGCACCCGACGGATGGAAGGGCGCCGCGCGTTTCGCGGGGAACCTGGGATTCGGAGCCATTCCCGCGCTCGCGGAAGCCGGCGTGGGGGCTGCCGCCCGCGCGGTGGGGGCGACCAAACAAGCCGCGCTCGACCCGCTTTCGTTGGGCGACATGCAGCCGGTGCTGCACCCGGACACCGGGCAACCGGTCATGAACCCGCGCACCGGCGCCCCGCTGATGGCAACGCCGGCGCAGCAGGCGGTCGCTGGACGCAGCCTGGCTCGCGCCGCCGGCACCACGCCGACGGGAATGGCGGCTATTGCCGACAAGGCTGCGCAGACTCAGCGCGACGCGATCGGCGAACCGACGCTGGCGGAATCGACGCAGAACCCCGGACTTGCCCAGCGGCAACGCACCCTGCGCAACGCTGGCGCCGCGGCAGCGTTCAACCAGCGATCGGCCGAGAACAACACCGCCCGCGCGGCCAAGCTTGTCGCCATGGCTGGACCGGAGGAAGCGAGAAGCTCCGCCGCGTCCTTCGTCTCGCAGCGCTTGCGCGAGATCGACGCGACGTCCGAGCACGAGGCAGCGTCCCAAGGGACGATCGACCGGGAGACGGGTGCGCTCCCCCGCCAGGACGCCGCTGCCAGCGGCGCGGCGCTGCGCGGCCGGGTTGATGCTGCGCAGCAGCCTGCCGTCGCCCAGGCGGCCGCAGCGGAGGACGCCGCCCGGCAGGCAGCGGAAGGCGCGACCGCTGGGCTTCCTGGGGGGCAGGGCACGCGGCTGTCGTCCGAAGGCGCGACGATCCAAAACGCGGCCAACACGATCGACCAGGCGCACAAGGACGAGATCTCGCGCGTCTTCAACGCGATTGATCCGACCCGCGACGCGACGGCGAATATCACCGTGCAACAGGGGAGGATGCGCGACTACATCAAAGGTCTCGGCCAGTATTCTGAGGTTATGGAAGGGAAGACGGGAAAGGTAATCAGCGACTTCATCAATCATCCGTCCGATGAAATAAAATTTACCACCGACCTAAAGAACCTTCGCAGCCGTGCGACCGAGGAACTCCGCAACAATACGGCGAGCGGGCCGTCCAACGAACAGCGCGCCGCGCTGCGCACCTTGGTCGAAAACATAGACGACGCCGTGACGAAGATGGCGGGCGAACGAAATGCCGCCGACGCCGTCGCGGTGGAGAGCGGCCACATTCCGCCGACGCAATCGACCGGCGCGCGCCTCGCAGAGACGTCGCCCCAGACCGGCCAGGTCGTCATCCCCGTCAACAACACGGTGAAGATCGGCAAGCGCGTTGTGCCGATCAAATACAAACTCGTGGAGGGCTCGGGCCTCCAGACGTCGCACGACCTCGACGGGAATGTGAATCCGAAGTTCGGGATGCGTAACAGCCTGGACCGCAGCCGCAAGGCGTCGCGCTCGCAGGTCGCGAGCTACGCGAACGCCCCTGATTTTTCCCGCCTCGGCGCATCATCGCTGGCCAACGATGGTGCGCCGATTATCGAGCACAACGGCAACCGCGTCATCTCCGGCAACGCGCGAACCATGACGCTGAAGGCGATCTACGCGGAGGGCGGCGACAAGGTGGCGGCCTACCACGACATGATCCGGCAGCACGGCCTTGATCCGTCCGGCTTCAAACAGCCAGTGATGGTGCGCCAGATCGACGAGCCGATTCCTGAGTCGGAACTCCCGCGCCTCATGGCGGATGCGAACAACCCCATCGGCCTCCAGGCATCGGACCCCGAAGCGGCGATCAGAAACGCGGCGCGCATCACCCACGCCACGACCGGGCTCTACAAGGGCGGCGACATCGCGTCGCGGGCGAACGCGCCCTTCGTCCGGGCATTTCTCGACGAGGCGGCCCCGGTGGAGGAGAGGGGGACCTATCTCACCAACGAGGGGCAGCTTTCAGAGAAAGGCCGCGCGGCGATCGAGAGCGCGCTCACCGCCAAGGCGTTCCCGGACCCCTATCTTCAGTCGGCACTCTCGACCGAAGGCGACGAGGAGATCAAATCGCTTCGCAATGGAATCCGGGCCGCCTCGCCGTCGATGGCGAAGATGCGGACTGCGATGGATACCGGCCGCATCCCAGCGGAAGCCGACCTGACGGGGCCGCTGTCGGAGGCCGTCCAAACCATCGTCACTGCGCGCGTGAAGCGACTCGCGGTGAAAGACCTCACGAACCAGCTCGAAATGTTCGGTTCCGGCGGTGTGAGCGGCGAGGCGAAGACGATCCTCGAGGCGCTCTTGAACCCCGACATGAAGGGGCGCATCTCAGCGGAGAAGGTCCAGAATCTTCTCGAGACCTATGCGGCCCGTGCCGAACAAGCCGGCCAGGGCGATATGCTCGGCAGGCCCGGAAACCTCGGCCCGAGGGGCCTCAAGGAGATCGCGGATGAGAATCGAGCAGCCGACGAAACTCGGAAGCCCACCGGAAGCGGTGACCTTTTCAAACCCGCTGGCAACAAAACTCCTGGGGCAAACGCTCCGGGACCTGGGCCAAAAGTGGAATCGCCCGCATCTGGTGGTGACGGGAAACCGGCTGGTGTCGGAGGCGAAATTCCAGCGACCGAGCAAGTGGGGGGCCAAGGGGGGGCCGCGGTAGGAGGCGCCCAGAAACAACTCCCACCCGGACGGCAGGCGGCCGCGGACGCGGAGCGGCCGAATATCCTGAAGACCACGCGCCCGCTGACCCCGCAGGAAGCTGCCGCCCAAGCCACCGCACGCGCCGCCCATGCCGTGCGGATGCAGACTTTCCACGAAGGCTTGATCGGAAAGGTGCTGGCGCGCGGCAAGCGGGCGGGCGAATTCGCCACGGACGCGCAGAAGGTCGCGGAGCAGATGGCGAGCTCGAAGGCGATGACGAAGGCCGAGACGCAGCGCATCGTGTCCGCGCTCGGCGGCGCGACCGACGCGGAGGCGGAGGCGATGTTCCGCGAGGTTGTGCCTACCGATCCCGCGACCGGCGCACCCGACGAAGCGAAGGTCGCCGAGCTGATGGGCGCCCGGCGCGACGCGCTGCAGTCAATCCGCAATTCGCTGGGGTTCTCTCTCCGGCGCGCAGCGGAGGAAAACGGCACGATAAATGTGGCCAAGGCCAATCGTTGGCTCGCCGACCACGCCGAGACGCTCGATTCGTTTCCCGAGCTGCGCCAACAGTTCAAGAACGCCGCCGACGCGCGCGGGGTGCTGGACGATTTGCGAGCCCAGCGCGCACAGATCGACAAGAATTACCCCATCGCCTCCGGCACGTCCGACGTTGGGGTGACCGCGAAATACTGGCGCCCCGGCCCGGGCGGCATCGACGGCGTGGAATCCTTCCTCCGTGACAGCGGCGGCGGTGCGGAAGCGCAGAAGACGATTGAGGACGCGGCCGCATCGAGCCTTGCTGACGCAGCCTTCAAGAACGGCAAGTGGAGCGACGCCGGATACCAAGCGTGGATGAAGCGGTTTTCCGGCGCCCTCTCGCGCTTGCCGGACCTCGCGGGACGCCTCGGCCAGATCGGTGACGCTCAGGCGTACCTCGAGCGATTCGCCACGGAGCGCCAAGCTGCCAGGGACCAGTTCGAGCAAGACGCGGCCCGCTTCTTCATGAACAAAAATGGCCAGCAACTCGGGCCTCTGGAGTCGATGAATAGGCTGATGGGGTCGCCCACCAGCACCGACGACGTCCAGGCCCTCACGCGCGAAATGTCGAAAGACCCGGCGGCCGCGGCCGGCTTGAAGCGAATGGCCGTCGACTGGTTCATGCACAAGGTCGAGACGACGCAGGTTCCCGCGTTCTCGAAGACGCGCCAGCTCAGCACCGCGAAGGTTCAGCAAATCCTCGGCAACCCACGGCAGGAACAGACGTTGCGCGCCATCATCGGCGACGACGGCATGAGGGTCATCGAAAAGGTCGCGCAAGAGAAAGTGCTCGAGCAGCAGGCACAGCAAATGGGCGCCATCCCCGGCAGCCCGGGCACCGCGGCGGACCAACACGCCCTTGACGCGGAAGGCGCCCACAGCAGCCTGATCGGGCAGCTCGTCGTGGGCGAAGGCCTCAGCAAAGGCATGTCGGCGCTCGGCGCCGCGAAGGGCATCGTCGGCATGGCGGCGCACACCGCCGGCCTGATCGCGCCCGCTATCATGGCGGTCGCACGTTCCGCCGGCTTCCAGAATGTGCGCGACCTTGAGACCGCGGCGATGCTGGACGCGCCGATCGCGAAGATGCTGGCCGGAAAAGCCATCACTGATCCAAAGGCGCCGATCATCCAACTGTTGGGCCAAAGGCTACGCGCGTTGGCTTTCGCGTCGTCGACGGCAATGCGAGCCAATCCGAATGGAGAACGATAATGGCCAGCGTCGGACAGCGCTATTACACGCCGAACCCGTTTGAAATAGATGTGAACGGCGTACCTCTTGGGGGCGCTCAGCTCTTTTTCTACGTCACAGGCACGTCGACTCCCGCATCCACCTATTCGGATGTGAACCTGACGATCGCGAACACCAATCCGATCATTGCTGATGCGAACGGAAGGTTTGGAAGTATTTTTCTTTCACCATCCGTTTCCTACAAGGTTTCGCTTTGGACTGCGGTGACGACCGACAACCCGACCGGCACGCAAATCTGGACGATGGACCCCGTCGGTCCCGGCGCCGGCGGCGCGCAGCAGAACACCGCCGGCATCATCGGCGAGGTGCGAGTCTTCGCCGGACCGTCAACACAGACCCCCGCTGGGTGGGCACTCTGCTACGGCCAGGCAGTCAGCCGGTCCACCTATGCGGCAGCCTTTGCCGTGATCGGGACCACCTATGGCGCGGGCGACGGTTCCACGACCTTCAATCTCCCCGACCTGCGGGGACGCGCGATCTTCGGCCTCGACAACATGGGCGGCGTGGCGGCGAGCAGGGTGACATCCGGCGTTTCCGGCATCCAAGGCGCAACGCTCGGAGGCGCCGGCGGCGACCAACGAATCCCCGAGCACATCCACAACATCACCGATCCCGGGCACGTCCACACAGTCACCGACCCCGGGCACGTCCACACCCTTTCGGCTGGGTACAACTACGACAACGCCCCCGGCGCGGGATCCTGCGCGACATCGACCACCGTTTTCGGTACTGTCACCACCAACTCGGCCGTGACCGGCATCTCGATCGTCACCGCCTCGACCGGAATCACGGTCCTCGCCGCGCCGCAGACCGGCACCGGCGCGAACATGCCACCAGCTATGATGATGAACGCGATAATTTACCTTGGGGCATGATGGTATCATGACGCGCGAATACCGATTTGTTGACGCACCCCATGCCGAATCACTCACCCGCCTCGCGCCCATGGCGCCCGCACGACGGCAAACGCGAAGGATCAACCCTATGGCGCTTCTCGACACGATCGTTGGCGTCGGCGCGGCGGTCACGATGTCGGTCTTCGGGTATACGCACGCCAGGATAGGCTTCTTTGCGCGAACCGCCCAAGCGGGCGACGACAAGCTCTGGAACGCCGTGAACGAGAACAAGAAGGAAGCCGACACGCGCTGGTCCGCGCTCATCGAAAGCAGATTCACGAAATCGGATGCCGCAGAAATGGAGCGACGAATCATGGAAGCGATCCGCCGCACCGGGAGGCGAAACTGACGAACGGCACAAGCTGGGACCGCCAATCGGTCCCGATCGAGGCGGTAATCGCCGTCATGCGTTTCGAGGGAACTTCCCTCACCCCGTACCAGGACCAAAAGGGGATCTGGACGATCGCCACCGGGGCCATCGTCGACCTGGCAGGCAATGCCGTGACGGCGGATACGCCGCCAATCACCGCCGCCGTTGCTCAGTCGCTTCTGGAGCGAGATCTGGCGTCCGCCGCCGCCGCGGTCATCCAGGCGCTCTATGTCGATGTGTCCCCGCTCGGCGCCGGAGGCTGGATCTCCCTGGCCTTCAACATCGGGAATCGTGGAATGGCCGGCAGCGATGCGCTGCGCCTGTTCAACGGCGGCGACACAGCACGCGCTTGCGCCGCCTTCGCCAATTGGGATCACATCACCGTCGACGGCGTTCTGAAGCCGGACCTCGGACTCCGGCGCCGCCGCTGGACCGAAGCAGCAATGGTCGCCGGCCGCGACCTTGATTCCGCCTACGGCGCCGCTTGGGCGCTGATCGACACAGTGACCGCTTGGCCGTCCTTCGACGTCGTTCTCCCCTCTACCTGAAAGGAAAAAACGTGGTCGACATCTACAAATACTGGACGACGATTCAGACCGGCGTTTCGCACTTGCTCACGCTCGCAGCGACCGAGGCGCAGTCCATCCAGACGATCGAGCAGGACAATCCGATCGTGCGCCAGGCGATCCTCCTTGCAAAAGACGAGGCCGAGAGCCTCGGCGTCCCGGTCGCGCAGATCGAGGCGATCGGCCCCGTGATCCTCGCCGGCGCCAAGGCGTTCGCCACCGTGATCGCCAACGCGGGCGCGGCGGCCGCCGGCCAGCCTGTCCCGACGCAGGAGACGGCGCCGGCGACGGCCCCCGCGCCCGCAGCGGCCGGTTCGTGATGCGCCGCCGGGAGTTTGGGCGGCTGGCGCTCGCCAGCGCCGCCCTGACCGCGGGCTGCGTGCCGAGCTCAGCGGCGGTCGCGGTCTCTGTCACGCTCGCCGTGGCACAGGCCGAGGCCCAGGCGGTGAAGGCGGCGCTGGATGCTGGCGCACCGGCCCTGATCGCGGCGATCCCCGCCGCCCAGCAGGCGCAGGCCACGGCGGCGCTCCTTGGCGTGAACGAAGCAATCGGCGCCTTCGAGACGCTTCAGGCGCCTACGACGCCGGCGGCCGCCTCGGCCTTGGTCGTGTCGGCCGTGAAGCAGGTGGTGACGTTCCTGCCGCTCGGCTCCCAAGCAAAGCTCCAGATCGACGCCGCCGTGGCGATTATCGGCGCGGTCGCCGCGGGCCTCAGTACCGTGACCGTTCCCGCGTCCACAGTCACGCCGGCCGCCCCCACCGCCGCCGCGGAGCCGAACGCAGCGCCGGTGCGAATCGGGCCGCTCTCGAGCTGATGGCGACCGGCCTTCTCGCCCACGACCCGGCGGCCCTGGCAGCGATGCCGGCGGTCGCCGAGTTCATCGCTCCCGCGCAAGCTGACATCGAGCTCGATCGCAGCAGCGTCGATTTCCAGCCGGCAGCCAACGACAACGTCGACTATCCTGACTGCACCGTCGCATCGCTGACCGAGTGCGCGCGCGGCACCGCGGCGCTGCAAGGGTGGCAGCTCAATGTCGCCGCCGGGGCGCCCCTCGCCTTCTTCGCGAACTGCGTCGGAATCCAGCTCGGCAACGACGCAGCCCTTCGCGCGTGCCCGGGCGCGCGGTTGGCCGACATCGCGGCCGCGCAATGCGCCTTGGGCTACGACATTGGCCCCCAGCGGATCAGCGGCGCGGTGGCGACGATCCCTCTGAATCGCCACGCGCTGGGCACGCGCATGAAGCTCGCGCCCCTCTGGGTCGGCGCCCTTCTGACTCAGTCCGAGTCAAGCGGCCCAACGACTTGGTCGCTCGAGGCCGCGCGCGGCGACGCGCGCGATGGGCACGCCTTCATGCTCTGGGATTACGCCGGCTTGGCGGACAGCGACTTTGTCCGCATCAGCACCTGGGGGATGTGGTATCGCGCGACCTGGGGATGGATCATGGCCAGGCTGCAGGAGGCGCACCTCCTATGGCTACCCCAGATCGAGGACGGTCCAGCGGTCAAAGAAATGGCCCAGGTTTCGTCCGCCTGGGCCACCAGCCACCTTCAGTCGCTTCCTGGGGCGGTAGCCGCCCGCTAAGCGGCCGTCTCGTTCTGTTGGGCGTCGCCGCCGGCGGCCGCCCGCTCACCGCCCCCCACAGGAGGCGCCACGGGATCCGTGCCGCGTGGCCCGTCGATACTGGCGCCGCCGACCGGCCCAAGGTCGCCGCCGGCAACGTCGGTCGGATCGGGCGCGCTGCTTACCGACCGATAATCATCGAGCGCGTGCGTCCCATCTGCGATCAGCCGATCGAAGCTGGAAATATCGACGTACCCTCCCAAGTCGAGGTCGTCGCCCACATGAGCGGCTTCGGTGTTCGTCCAAACCCCGCCGAGCGGCGAGAACACCGCCAGCGTCGGCGCATTCGCTTCGGACACGGCCACAACGATCGCCGCGCGCGCGCGGCCGCGGAGCGATTGGTCCGGATGCCCGAGCTTTTTCGCTTCGCTGCGCGGGAACAGGTACACGCACGGCATACCGAGAAGAGGCGCAGGCGGGGCGATTTTGGTCATACGCTCCTCCAGGTTGAATCAGGAAAGTGCATTGCCGTTGACGGCGCCGCTGGCGTGGGTGGCCCGGTTCAGGCCGGCCTCGCGCATGATGCGGGTCATCTCGCCCGTAAAGGCGAGGCGCTCTTGCTCGAGGAGGAAGTTCACTTTCGTCGCGCCGATGACGGCCGCGCCGTCGAAAGCGATCTCGCGGCCGGCATCGCCGCTCATGCGCACGAGGCCGACGACGTCCTTCGAGGCGACGATGGATGAAAGCGCGTCGGTCGCGTCGGACTCGCGCTCGAAACTCAGATCGAGGAAGGCGCCGGTGCGCAGCAGGATTTGGACGAGATACATGGGTGGGCTCCTTCGAGCCCATCCTATGCCAGCGCGTCGCCAGCGGCAACGCTACTCTTTTTCGTGTTCGCGCCGTTTCTTGCGGACGGCCTTCTTTGCGGCCGTCTTGCGCTTGGCTTTGCTCTTCGGCTCGGCCTTCTTCTTCTTCGCTTCCGCCTTGGCCATCAATTTGATCCCTTTTTCGTCAGACGCCGGGGGTGCCGAACACGCCGCGCCAATCCGACCAGCCGGCGCTGTAGCGCTCATAGCAGGCCGCCTTCGCGTTCTTCGTGTCGAAGTCGTTGTCCTGATCGAAGGTCAGCTTGTCGCGCTCGAAATACTGCGCGCCGCGCGGAATGTTCGTCCGAATGAACCAGGCCGTCGCGCTCGTGAAGTAGTGGTTGACGCGGATCCCCTTCGGGAAAATCGTCACCGCCTTCAGCACGTTGACCGCGTTGTTGCTGGTGTCGTTCTGCAGCACCGACCGGTAGATCCGGTTGGCCTCGAAATAGAGCTGCGTCGGAACGTGAAGCGACTGCGGGATGGCCGAGATCTTGAGGCCGCGGTTGTTCGTCACCTGCATGATCTGGATCGCGAGATCTTCGACTGCGGCCTCGGAAAGATCGGCCGCCGTGTTCAGGACGTTCGACTGATTCCCGGACAGCGTGGGGTGCGACGCGCTGATGAACGCCGCGCCGTCGGCGCCCGCATAGCTGGAGTTGAACGCCTGATTGTAGATGCCCGCCAGCACGTTCTCTTTGGTCTGGTGCATCGAGAAGGCGAGCTGTTGCGCGCGCCGCTTGGACACGACTTCGTAGAGATCATCCCGGCGCTCTTCATAGGTCACGATGTAGCCGAGCGCATAGGCCGTGTGGACGTACCGGCTGACCGGCCCCTGGACCTCCGTGTCGTAGAAGATCTGCGAGCCCTGCGGCTTGACGGGCGCCATGCCGAAGCCGGTGATCTCCGGCTCTTCCTCATAGGCCTTGTCCGAGGTGTCTTCCTCGAAAAGGTCGGGGTATTCCTTGATATGCTCGTCGTAGGAACGCCCCCACCAGGCCTTGATGCCGGGCCAGAGCGCCTTTGGGTGCGTGCCGGTTGTGATGACTGCCATTGGAGCGCTCCGTTAGACGCCGGTGAGATTCGTGATCGAGTGCAGATTGATGCGGCAGAGCCACTTCGCGTAGTTGCCGATCGCGTTGTCCACCGACTGGTAGGCACGCAGAATACGCATCTGCAGGGTGTTCGTGGTGGCGAGCGAGGACGACTGGAGCTGGACGCTCGAGAAGCCCGAATAGGTGGAACCGCCGCTGCCCGCCGACAGGTTGATGTTGCGCGAGGCCGCGCCCGCCGCGAGCGCGCCGCCGTTCGAGTCTTCCTGGACCTTGAAGAGAAGGTTCGGGTCGTCGGCGACCGCGATATAGCCGCCGACGCTGGCGGGCAGGTACACGGGCGAGCTCTGCAGAACCGGCGTCACCAGCAGGCCCGCGTTGTTCACGATGCCGATGAAGGCGCCCGTGATGAAATTGCTGGAGCCGAGCGTGGCCTTGTTGACCGCGGGGACGCCGTTGGCGTCAGCCGAGTTGTCGACGACGATGACGGGGTCGCCGATGAACAGCGCGGTCCCGTAGGAGGGCGGCACGTAATACGTCTGAAAGGCGCCGTTGTAAGGCGCGCCCGAGGCATACGCCTCCGGCATCAACCCAAACGGGGAATTAGCATTGGCCATGAGCAGAATCCTTGCGGAAGGTGCAGCGCTGTGGGGCGGCGCCGACGCTCATGAGGGGAGGATCCTGCCCTGCGGGGGCGCCCGCTTCTAGCGGCGCCCCACTCCCTGTCTGATCGTGATTCCCTGCTTGGGAACGTATTGGTTCGCGTCAGCGATTAGATCGACTCCGCGGCCCTGTGAAATCTCACGAAGGCGGCTTTCGTCCGCGGCCTGCTGGGTCGCTTGGTCCTCTTCATACCACTGCATCGGAATTTTCATCAAGTAGGATCTAATCGGCCTATTCGAGTCATCCCGGCCCGTAACTCGAGCGACCGGCTCGCCGGTCGGGGACCGAACGTGGTCATAGCCGGCGGCGATAGCGCGCTCGATTTTCCCGGGCGTGTCGTTGAACCAGTAGATGCGAAACCCTGGAATTGGGGGGTAAAAGAGGCGTTGCGTCAGCGTGCCGAAGGGGACGCGCTGCCGCTCCGCGCCGGCGACGCGGGCCGGCCCGGCGGCACGGTAATTCTCGACGGGCGAATCGGGCTCGGGGTGCGCCTCGGCCAGCGCCCCAAGCGGCGAAACACGCGTGCCGGCGATGGGATCGATTCGCTCTTCCCGGTTCGAGAAGCCGGTCAGCGAGCGCCCCGCCGCCGCCAACGCCGCGGCGTTTTCGGCATCAGCCATCTCGCCGCGCAGTCTTTCCGCAATGGAATTCATGTTTCGGCTCCTACTCTTCTTGTTCCCAATAATTATCAGCGAACTCTTGCTTTGTCAGCGGCTTACCCTTCGCACCGACCATCTTCGCCCAGCGTTCGAATTGGTCTTTCGCCTCTTTCGGAAGCGCCTCGAAGGACTTGGGCGACGGCCGCCGGGTGGACGACGTCCCCTCGGTTGCGGCCGCCACGGCCGCAACGGCAGGTTGATGGGGACGGCTGGCGACTGGCGCGGCCGCGCCGCGGAACTCATCGGGGAAGGCGCGCATGGTCGCTTCCGTCACGCGCTCCAGGTTTTCCTGCAACGACAGCTCCGGGTTCGAGCGGTTGAGACGAAGGTGCTGCGATTCAGCGAAGGCCCTCATATCCGGGTCGCTCATGAACCAGGGATTTTTCGCGCTCCACGCGATGACCTCGGGGGCGGGCTGCGGCGCGCCAGGCGCCGCGGCCGCCGGCGCTCTCGTCGCGCTCTCGGGCTGCCTCGCAGGCGGCGCATCCTTGTTGGCCTCCGCTATCTCTCGTTCGACGCGATCGAAGGCCTCGGTGTCGCCTTGCTGGACCGCCAGCTTCCTCTGTTCGGTCAGCTCCCGCATGACGCGCTCCCGCGCGCGCTGATCGGACCTGCGCAGCATGTCGGCCATCTCGGAGACCGTGCGCTGCGACTGGACGAAATTGTCGTTGAGCTTGGCAAACCGCGCGTCAAGAACGCGGTATCGCTCGGCCATCACCGCGGGAGATTCCTGGGTACGCCGGACGAAGGTTGCCGCGTCGACCCAATTGGCAGCGTCGCCCTTGTATTCCTCCTTCGGCTTCCACCCCATGCGGCGGGCGGCATCGTCCGTCGCGGCGTCCCAATCGCGTTCCGCCGCCGTGGGCGCGCCGCCGCCCTCATCGGGCGCGTCGCTGGCCCCATGTTGGGTGTTCGCTCCGCTCAAGATACAGCCTCCTTTTCAACTTGATCGGCGACCGAATAGCCGCCGATCGAGGTGTCCTGCATGATCCGGTAGAGGTTGCCGTCGCTTCCGTTGTAATCCTGGCCGGCATAGCGCTCGAAGAAGACGCGCATGCCGCGCTTCGGCCGTTCCCCCTCCCAATGGGTCAGCCGCCGGGAGTCATAGGCGAACGCTTGCGGGCCGACCGCGACGAGAAGCCCCGTGGTGCTGGCCAACGTCTGTTGCTCGTTCACGGTCTCGGTCATGATGATGCCGCCCGAGGTTTTAGCCGCCGCTGGGTCCACGAGAACCAGGACCTTGTCGCAGACCGGCTCGATGCCGGAGCGGTTGTGGCCGTCCCATTCCCGCATCACGAATTGGCCGTGTAGCGTTTTGAGGAGGCGTTCCCTCATCCTTTCTCTTCCTTCGGTTGTTCAGAGGCAAATTCGGAGTCGACGAAGACCAGGCGCAAAGCGGCGCAGGAATGAAGCGAGATGTCGTTGAGCGCGGCCTGTTGATCGACGGCAACCACGGAGATCTCGACCAAGCGCGGGCGGTGCCGCCAGAAGATCACACTGCCGGCCGGGCAAGCCCGGTTTGCCGCGTCCAGCCAAGAATCGATCGCCAGATCGTCGTCGGTGAAAAGCGCGGCGGGCGCGCGACCGGCTGTTTCGACGCCGCTGCTTGTGATCCGTTCGTAGGGTAGCCCCGTCGCGCAGAAGGCCATGTCGCGGCCGCCCGCCTTTCCGAAGACCTCGCCCGGCGGCCGCTTGTCTTCGGTGCGAAGCGCGACGAAGGCCGCGACGGCCTCGGCGAGCGTCACGGAACCCTCGCCGGGGGCTCGGCCCCGTAGAACGATCGGATCGAATGAAGACTGACCGTGCTCATCTCGTCCAGCGCGACGATGCGGCCACGGGCTTCGTTTTCAGTGGCGAGGTTCGCGTGGCCGGCGAGCCATGCGCGGGTCATGGCCTCGACAAGCGACTGGCGGAAATCAGGGAGGAACCGGTCCAGGAAGAGGTGCGTTACCGGGTGGTGGCGCCATAGGTTGAATTGGTCCGGGCCCAGCTCCGCCAGGAGCGGGGGGGGCGCCTTGGGCTCCGGTGTTGCCGGCGGCCTGCTGGGCGCCTGAGTTTGCATAGATCTCTGCCTCCGCTTTCATCCGTTCGAGCTGGTGCTCGACCCACGAAAGATCCAGGTCGCTATCTAGCTTTCGAGCTTGAGCCAGAAACAGCGTGGCCTGCGCAATATCCCTGATTCGCGAGCTCTCCATCCGGTGCATGTCCGTCACCGCCGCCGCGACCTCGCGGGACTGCCGAATATCGAGCTCGCGCCCCTTCAGCATGAGCGCGGGGTTCGGCGGAGGCTGCGGCGCGAGGAAGCGCTCGGCGTTCGGAATCATCGCCGCCTTCAGGACCTCGAGACGGATCGCCAGCGGGTCGAAAAGCGGATCGTCCTTAAACTGCATCAAGAACTGGGCCCGCCCCAGGCGCTGCATGTCGGTGACCATGCGCGGATCGGAGATCGGCTCGACCCCCATGCCCTTTTCGTAATCGGTCCTGGAAATCCCCTGCCATGCCTCGTCGGCCCCCTTTTTCTTCGAGGGTTCGAGGTGAAGGCGGTTCAGCCGATAGAGCTTCGCGAACTCGTACTTCAGGCTGCGATGGATGCGCTTGTATATCGCGGAGAAGACCTGAAGCCCTTGTTCGATCACCGCGAGCGTCGTGATGCCGGCCGTGTTGTCGCCTGGCATGTCGCCGACCATGACGTCCTTGACCGACGCCACGCGCTCGCCCGACTCCACGAGGAACTGAAGAAGCTGGAACAGCACGAGGGGCGGCCCCTGGAAGGGAAGCGGCAAGACGGAGTCCCGGATCGACTGCCCCATGGCGTTGACCTGGACATACTCCCCGACCTGGAACCTGATTTGGCCGGCATTGAGGGACAAACTTTGCGAGACGAAGCCACCGCCGGCGTTGGCGAGGTGGCCGGCGTCAAACATCTGATTGAGCGAGGAGTTGACCGCCTCGTTGATCGGGAAAAGTAGATGGCCGAAGCCAATGTCATAGACGTTAGACTCCGGGTTCGGAATGAACCCGTATTTTGTGAAATAAGCGACGGGTTTGGCGATGATGACCTTGTCGTCATCGCCCCAATCAATCGACTCCTCATCGTAATCCGCAACGATCCTCGCGACCTTGCGGGTGTCGCGCGAGACGGTGACGATATAGGGTTCGGCATAGCCGTCGCCGTCGAGATCCCAGCGCCGGTGTTGCTCAATGAACGTGACCGGGAGATCCTCGTCGTCGCCGCTGCCATCGCCCTGCAGGTCGGTGCCGTAATCTTGGTCGAGCCAGACCTCAGCCCGGACGTGTGACTCAATCTCCCAAGGATAGAAATTCAAAATGTCTGAAACCCGAGGCGCCACCTCGAAACTCTTTGCTTTGTAGTCGACCACGATATTGAGTGCGTCGCGCGTCTCCGAGACGTTCCGCTTTTCGACCGGGTTGAAATACGTCTTGCGGAACATGGTGCCCACAATCGGCAGAACGATGAGCAAGCGGTCGGTCTGCGGCTCCCATTCTTCTTGCTCCGTGAGGAGTTGCCAGCTCATGTGCCGCCCGATCTTGTCGGCCAGCTTCTGCTTTTCGCCCGGCTGGAACTTCATGACCGGGCCGTTCGAGGAGACGATCGGCTTGCCGTTCGGGTCGAGAACCGGCTCGCCGTTGTCGTCGCCGACGACGGACCCCTTCACGACGCTACTGTCCCGGATGATCGCTGGGTACGCTCGAGCACCAAATTGTATCGCCGCCACCGTGAGAAGCGGGTAAATCACGTTGCTGGCGCCGGGCCACGGGTAGGTTTTCTCCTCCGCCACCTGCATGGCGAAATCGAGCCACTTCTTGTATTTGTCCTTCCACTCGGAGCGACTTTGATCGTCGCGCTCGAAATCGTCGATGACGCGCTGACCCAGCTCGGAAAGCTCTTCGTCGCTGATGTCGCCGCTTTCGGCGATGTTGACCATTCGCATCCAGCGCTCGAGTTTTTCCCGGAGGGGCGCCTTTTCCACCGCGGGCTCGGGAAGCGACGCCGGCGTTCCGGGCGACATCTCCCCAACGCCAGGCGGCGGCGGATTGGAGAGATTCGGAAGGGACGCTGGAAGGGTGAGCGGCCCCGCTGCCGACTGCGACATTTCCTACCTCACGGAGCTTCGGGTTGCGCGGCCGGGAGCGCCTCGACCTCGCCGACGTCGCGACGGGCCCGGAACTCGCCGCACCACTCGCTGGGCTGCACGATGGGCCAATGCGACTGCACGTTGAGCTGAACATCGTTGATGCGCGGCGGCGGCGCGGGCGAAAGAAAGACCTGGACCTGCGGCGGATTCCGCCGGCAGACCAAGTGCGGCGCCATCGTCGCCGAAAAGGAACAGCGCCGGCACGTCCCTTTGGCGCCCGCGAGGGCGTTGGCGAGAATCAGGTTTTGTTCACCGTTCATCAGTACCCCGTGACCTTGCTTCTGGTTCGGTCGTCGATCCTGTGACCAACAGAAATCGAGCGCGGACGTTCGACCTTTTGCTCGAAGAGCGCCGCGCCGAAAATCTTTGTTCCGCCGTACCCGAGAGCATCCGCCACGTGCGAATACCCATTTTTTTCCGGCTTCTCGGCATATCGTTCGCCGCTCACGCGCAGGCGCCGCCAATGATAGCCACCCATCAGAGCGCGCCGCAACTTCGTGCACCGCGGATGAATCTGAAACCTCGGCTTACCGTCTATCATCCTGGTGAGCGCGCGCTCGACGCTGCCAAGGCGCACAGTCATCGACTGGATGGCAGGTTCAATGAGGATGTCCATGGCGTGAAGGATCTGGAAGCAGGTCTTCTCGTCGGATTGGGACCGCTGCGCGCCCGCTGGATCGCCGACGTCTTCGAATTCGAAGCCCGGATACCGCGCCGCCGAATGATCCAGTACCAGCTCGGCAGCGCGCTCGGCGCCCATGTTTTCGCAGGTGATCTCGTCAAACACGATCCATTGTCCGCGCGGAGTGAGCTGGCTGAACACGATGGCCGGCGTCAGACCGAAATCCCACGACCGCAAGATCGGCCGCGAGGCGATCGGCTTCGGAACCGCCTTGGGATCGGTTGGGCAATGCACCGCGTCGTTGTAGTCGCCCCAGACCGGCTTCCCTTCCATCAGGAACCCGTATTGGCCGTCGATATAAACCTTGATCCACTCAGGGGATTTGCCGATCGCGAGGCGCTGGTAATAGCCGCGCTCGAGGTTCGGTAGGTTTTCCGCGTGGGGCCCGCGGCCGGAGGGCTGCTTGAAAAGACGGCAGAAATTCTCGACGGTCAGCCCGGGGATGATCTTTGCGAGCTCGGCCACGGCCTCGGAGTGGTCCATTTCCTCGAAGAACTTGAACCAATCGGACTCGGTGTCCGGCGGGTTCGTGTCCATGATGAGACCGCGCCAGGTCGGGCCGCCGCTGCGCATCGCAGGATAGCGGCCGAGGCGCCCGGTCAGCGCCTCGATGATCGACCATTCGACCTCTCGCGCCTCGTTCACCCAGCCGCCCGTCAGATCCAGCGATAGCAGGTCCGACGCCTGTTCCGGGCGATCGAGGGCGCGGAAGACGACCTCAATCTCGGTGCGCACGTCCGGCCGGTCGCCGGGCGCCCGCAGCCCCTTGATCGTGTAGGAGTGTTTCGATGCCTTCCATTCCCCGTATTGGTAGGGGGGGAACCACTCGAAGAAAGTCTTTTCGGTGGTGTCTTCTAGCTGCTTCGTGGTGTTGCGGATCGCTGCCCAGCGGGTCCGGCGCACGCCGTCGGGCCCCACCGCCTGGCGGATCCCCCGATTCGCAATCTCCATGATCGCGCCGCTGGATTTTCCCGAACCGAACGGCCCCATCAGCCCGCGAATGAAGGCGTCGCAGTCGAAAAACGCCTCGATCGTGGGGACCGAGCGGGCGTCGTAAGTGGGCATCCGGCTTAGTAGTGGGCGGCGTCGCGCCCGTCATGATGCGCGTGCGCGTGCCCTTCATGGTGGGCGGCGCCCTTGATCTTGATGCCCGGGAACTTCCGGTGCACCGCGCGCTTGATGGTCGCCAGCTCGCCGGACGAAGCGTGCTGCGCGCCGCGCGCCAGAGCGTCGCGGGCGTGGGCCTTGTCCGGGATGGGGTAGGAACCCGAGCCCTTGCCGCTCTTGCCTTTGCCGCGGCCGGGCAGCGCGAAGTCGGAGGACGGCATCTTGTTCCGCTTGGCGCCGGTCAGCTTGCCCATGCCAGAACCTCCCTGGAGTGCTTCGGGATTGCTCCCCGTCATTATCACGCCCATCAGCGCCCCCGGCCAGCGCCGCGCGGCGCTTTGCCGCTCGGAGCGAGAACCGGGCGCTTCGCCTCGAAGCGCTCGGTCTCGGTGTATTTGCCGTTCCGGGTCGAGCTGTGGGTCACGAGAAAGCCGTTCGAGATCTTGCGCATCGTGACCGTCTCGCGTTCCTCCGTCGGCGCCGCAAGCATCGGCAGTCCGCGCAGCGAGTTCGAGGGCTTACGCTTCGACCTGGCCCCGGAAGCTTTCTTCCTCACGCCCGCTTGTGGCCGCCGACGTGATGCGGGCGGTGCCCCTCGCGGGCCTTGTGTTCCTTGCCATGGTGGTGCGGCCCATGGTCGGAATGGGCCTCCGCCGCCATCATGTCGCCGCCGCGCTCGATGCCTGGCGGGCTCATGCGGTGCTTGTCGTGCAGCATCACGCCGTCGTGCGGCATATGGTCGCCGTGACCGCGACCGGAGACGCGGCCCGGATAGGGCGAGACGCCGAAATCGCCGGCCGCCATCGGCCCCTTGCCTTCGCCCATCGCGTGTCGCTGGCGAACAGCGCCGTCGCCGTCGCTGATGTCGGTGCCCGGGCCGTGCATACGATTTTCCGCCATCGGAGATGTTCCCTTGTGAGAGCGCTTGTGGGCGGTGTCCTCACGCTGCTGGCGGTAGGATGCGGCCGCAGCTTGAGCCGGTGGGTGCCCGGCCGCAATCATCTCTTTGATGTTGCGGTTCCTTGTAGCTTTCGAGGAGCCGTGAAGGAGAGGCATCGCATCGTTCCCGGCCGTGTCCGCGGCACCATGCCACACGATTCGCGGGTCGCGCAACCGCCCCGAACGGCGTTGACCAGGTAATCCCCCCTAGGTAACTATACTCATGGAGGCGCACATGACGGTGACGGAACACCCCCTGATTCAGACCGTGGCTAAGGGGGGCGGCCTGACGCTCACCGACATAGCAGTCCTGTTGCTTTCCGATAAGCGCCGGGTGCCCGCGGAACAGCGCCAGCTCGCCGAGATCGCCGAGACGCTGGCCGTGTTCCGGTCCATGGTCACTCGGGTCGCCGAGCGCCTGGAGCGCCACGGCTACGCCGAGCGGGTGCGCCATCCCGACGACCGGCGCCGCTTCATCATGTGCGCCACGATCATCGGCGAGGAATTCATCGACGGAATGGAGGGGACGCGGCACGCTCCCCAGCAAACCCGCCTGCCCAAAGCCGCATAAATCCCAGAAGGAGCCACCCAGCTTATGAGACCCTTTGCCGACTTTCTCCGCGATCACCGCGGCGGCCGGACGATGGACGAAGCGACCGACATTCTCAGCGAGGCGGTCGCGACCGTCGCAGAGAGCGGGGGCACCGCGACCGTCACGCTCAGCTTCAAGATCAAGCAGGGGGCCAAACACGACGGCACCCTCGAGATCGACGCCGACTTGAAGCTGAAGCTGCCCGACGGGAAGGGCGGCACTCAGACGTTCTTCCTCACGCCCGAGAACGACCTGACGCGCCAGGACCCGCGCCAGGAGAATTTCGACATCGGGCCGGGTCTCCCTAGCAGCGTCCACCGGGGGCTGGCGGGATGAGCACCACCGAACATTCGGTCAAAGAGATCGCCGAGCTTGCCGACAAAGGCGCCACCCGCAAGATTTTTTACGTGAGGCCGCGCTCCCAACAGGTCGTCACCCCCAGCGCGGAGGCGGGAAAGAGCCACGTCCTCACGGTCGACACGGAAAGGGACGCACTCGTCCCGAGCGTGCGGCGCGGAAACACCACCTTCCATGAGGTGGCGAGTTTCCTTCGTTACATAATCGCAAACCATTCCGCCGGAGACGGAACTGTGTACGTCGACGCCCGGGACGTCACGCCAACGCTCGTCGCGGTCTTGAACGATCACGGCCCCAACGGTCCCGGGTTCCGGGACTTCCGTGCCTCGCTCTCGTTCGTCGCCACGAAGTCGTGGAAAGCCTGGAACCAGGTCGACAACAACCTGTTGGACCAGCACGACTTCGCTGAATTCATCGAGGAAAACGTCCGCGACATCGTCGACCATCCCGGCTCGGATATGCTCGACATCGTGACCAAGCTGGAGGCGTCGCAAACCCTCGCCTTCAAATCCGGCATCCGCCTTCAGTCGGGGCATGTTCGGCTCAAGTTTGAGGAGAACGGCACGGCGAAGGTTGGGCGTAACGACATTGACGTTCCGGCGACCCTTACGCTGCGCGTTCGCCCCTTCATCGGCTCGCGCGCCTACGATGTGGTCGCGCGATTCCGGTGGCGCATCCAGGGCGGCACTTTGAAACTTGGGTTCCTGCTTCAAAGGACCGAGGACTTGATGGAGCAGATTATCAAGGACACCATCGAAGTTCTCGAAAAGGCGCTTCCCGAAAACGTCAGCATCGCGGTCGGCGTTGCCCCGGACGCTTTGAGGTAGCCGGCGAAGGATCGGAGACGTGCGGCCCGAGGATAGACTCCGTTCTCGGTGCCGCATGTTTTTGAACGAGTGCATGCTTCCGCCTTCATTTTTTTCGGCGATAGAGCACGGTCGTTTGCACACCGGATCGAAACTAAGACGTCAAATCGAATGGCGACGGCTTGCTGCGCAGGGAGTGAAAACAGGCTTGGCAGACCTATTCATTTGGGGACCGAATCTGTTTGCGGCGATCGAGCTGAAAAAGGGGACCACGCTTTCGGTGGCGCAGGAGGATTTTCGAGATCTCCTTGTTGCCACAGGGCACCTTTGGGGTTTCGCGCGCACCGTTATCCAAGTTCACGATCTTTTGACGGGCTGGGGGATCAAGATGGTCAGCGACGCGGAAGGGATCGCACGACTTCACGACATCGCGATTGCGTCGAAATGAGCTTCGCCGATTTCGACATCTACGGACCATGGCAACCGAGCCGCATCGGCCAGATGCTTGCGGGCATGGTGGTGGACTTTCCCGCGGTTTACGGAGCCGTGGAGCCCTACCAGCCGACGGACATTGTGGACAGTTTCACCGACGACGTGGTGCTTGCCGTTCCGCGCTTTTGGCGGTGGGAGGCCGAGCGCCTTGCGACCTGGAAGATGCGTTGCCACCACGCCTTCCACGACACACTCGCGAGGCTCTACCGCGACTCGGGGTACGACCAAGGCGCCGTTCGCCGGATCGCCTACGAGGGCATCCAGAACGGAACAGCTCCGGAATTGCTGATCGACCAGGCGCTCCGCGCGACGCGCGGAACACTGCGCGAGCGCGACGTCCGTTCGATACTCTCGGAGGTTTGGCAGCGACAGCATCCACCGCGGCGACTGAAGCGCCGCTTCCGGTGAGCGCGCCCTTCCTCATCAACGCGCCGGCGGTCATCAGTGTGTCCGGCGGTCGCACGAGTGCTTATGTGCTTTGGCGAATCCTGCAAGCGGATGGCGGCGAGCTTCGCGATGGAAGGGATGGGACGTGAGCGTTCCTTTCCGCAGCGCGGACCCGTTCCAGTTCCCTGGGAAGAACCAGAGGGAGCCATTCGAGCTCCTTCACTTCGACGCGATCACGCCGCGCCTCGACGCCCACGACTTCGTCCAGGGGTTGCTTGTCGACCGGAGCGCCGTGGTCATCTACGGGGCGTCGGGCTCCGGCAAGACCTTCTTCACCACGGATTTATGCCTGCACATCGCCGCCGGCATGACCTGGCAGGGCAGGCGGGTGGAGCAGCGCGGGGTCATCTATTGCGTTCTCGAGGGCACGGTGGGGTTCGCCAACCGTGTCGCGGCGTGGCGCGAGCGGTATGCCCCGAGCGGCAGCGTCAACTTCGCCGCCATCGAATCGCCGATCAACATGCTCGACGCCGAGGCCGACGTGGAGGCCCTCTGCAACTCGCTCGACGACGCGAAGCAGCTCTTCGGCATGCCGGTCGGCCTCGTGGTGCTCGACACGCTCTCACGCGCCATGGCGGGGGGCGATGAGAACAATCCAGAGGCGATGGGGACGCTGGTGCGAAACATCGACTACCTGCGCGACCGGACGGGCGCCGCGGTCGCCAGCGTGCACCATACCGGCAAGGACGCCAGCCGCGGCGCGCGCGGGCACAGCCTACTCCGCGCGGCGATCGACACCGAGATCGAGGTGGCTTTCGACGAAGACATGAACGTCCGCACGGCGACCGTGGTGAAGCAGCGGGAAATGTCGAAGAGCGCGGCGATCACCTTCGGGCTGGAGGTCATCGAGCTCGGAGAAAACCGGCATGGCGAGGTGGTGACCACGTGCATCGTGACGGACGGGGCATCGACGCCGGCGCCGCGCCGGAAGGCGAAGCCGGTTCGCAATCCGGCGGCCGCCAGGGCTTACGAGATCCTCGAGGAGCTGGTGCGCGACAAGGGCGAACGCGGCGTCGCCGACATCACCACCGCCGTCGCCACCGTGCCGATGGCGGCATGGTTCAAGGCGTACAGCGCCAATCCGCTGCCGGGCTCAAACCCCAAGACGATGGGGACGTCGTTCAAGCGGTCGATGGAAATTCTGCTTCAGTCCAAGCACGTCGCCATGGTCGGCGACCGCGTGTGGCCGGTCAGTCAATAGGCTGGATCGTCGGCACGCTGGATGGCGAATGGCGCACATCCTGCCAGGGACGGAAGGCGAGCAGCGCACTCACATCCCAATTTCTCGCGTGCCAGTTGCCATCGAAGCGAAGCGACCGGTCCTGACATGCTCTCGGCCCTGAAGGACCGAGGTTCTGAAGGACAGCATTAATCCGCCCTCCGGATGCTTCCTGCGTCGTCGGGCCGCTGGTTGCGGTGCCCCTCAACAGGCTTCAAGGACTTATCCAGCCCCCGTTGTAGAATGACGATCGCCGCGTTTGTGTCGGCATTGGCTTCGTGGTTGCAGCCCGTGCAGACGAACCGCGCCTGATCTTGTCGGCTTCGCGCATCCACCACGCCGCATTCGGCGCATGTCTGGCTGGTGTATGCGGCTGGCACTTCGATCAGCCTGCCCCCCCGATCCGCCAGCTTGTAGCCGAGCATGATCCGGAACGCGCCCCATCCCTGATCCAGAATGGCCCGGTTCAGCCCCGCCTTTTGCCGGACCATTTTGCCCGGTTCGGAGGCGGTGCCCTTCGCGGATGCGGACATATTCCGCACCTTCAGCGCCTCCAAAACGACCGTGCCGTGGTTATTGGCGATGGCCGTAGTCTGCTCATGGAGGAAGTTCTTGCGGGCATTGGCGACCCGCATATGCATCTTAGCCACGCGGCGGATAGCCTTGCGGCGGTTGGACGAACCGCGCTTCTTGCGGCTCAGGCTGCGTTGCGCCTTCCGCAGCGCCCGCATCGCCTTCTTACCGTGGTTGACAGGGGCGATGTTGGTGCCGTTGGACAGCGCGGCGAACACCGCAACGCCCCGGTCGATACCCACCGCCGGCAGGATGGATGGCCTCGGCTCGACTACCTCTCGCTGCCACTGGACGGCGACATGCCATTGCCCAGCGCGACGTGAGACGGTCGCGTTGCAGATGGTGCCGGGGATGGCATACCAGCCACGAAGCCGCACCCATCCAACCTTCGGAAGCTTGATCCGTCCTGACGAATTGCCCGTACGTTCAACCTTGATCGAAACCGGATCGGGAAAGCGGAAACTATCGCGCAGTCCCTTCTTGCGCGGCGTCGGGTAGTGTGCGCGAGCTGCCCACCAGTTCTGATATGCGCGGTCGAGGTCTTTCAATGCCTGTTGCAGCGTGTGAACAGGGGCTGCTTTCAGCCAATCCACTTCGGCCCGAAGCATGGTGATTTCGCGGCATTGGCTGGCGAAGCTGAACTTCCGCCCAGGCCGATACCAGTCGCGCCGTTGCTCCAACGCCAGATTGAACACATACCGGCACGCCCCCGCGATCTGCGCCATTTGCTGCGCTTGCTCTGGCGTCGGGTAGAGCCGGTATTTGTTGGCCTTGCGGAGAAGCATGACCCTTGATACACTTGGTCTATGGATGATGCAAGCGATTATAGGCGCGGAAGATCTGTAGTTTATGCCCTTCACGTCCATTTGGTCTTTGTGACAAAATATCGACGAAGGGTTTTGGACGAAGCCGCTACCGCTACGCTCCGAACTATCTTCGCGCGGGTCTGCGAAGATTTCGGATCGGAACTGAGGGCGTGCGACGGTGAGGATGACCATGTCCACCTGTTGGTGGAATACCCACCCACGGTGCGGCTTCCGACGCTAGTGAACAGCCTCAAAGGCGTGTCCTCCCGGCTGCTTCGCCAACAGCGGCCAGACATCGTGCGACGCTATTGGAAGGACGTGCTGTGGTCGCCTTCGTATTTCGCGGCATCTTGTGGCGGCGCCCCTCTGGATATCATCCGGCGCTACGTGGAGCAGCAAAGGAAGACGGGCTAACCCGGCCCTGAACGGCCGGGCTTGCGCCCTTCAAGAGTGGTCATGAGCGGCCTCGAGCGCCATCTCGCGCCCCTTCGCGGTGATGCGGTAGCCGGCGCCGGCGAAACGGCCGTCGATGTCGCAAAGGGCCTTGGCGTATTCGGCGAGACCCTTGCGTGCCAGGGCCCGGACGGCGCGGCGGACGGTGGCGCGGTCGAGCCCGGTGCCGTCCGCGATTCGCGCGAAGCTGTAATAGGCGTCCTCGTCCCAGTGGTCGTTAAACGGCAGGATGGCGAGACGCGCGAGGCAGGTTTTCATGGCCGGGCTCATGCCGCGAACTCCCGATGCTCGCGGCCGTCGAGAAGGTGGCCGGCAGAGCGCTTGCCGACGCGGTCAGCCATCATTCCCCTCCGGCGCTGCGTCGCTGCGATGCACCATGTGCCATCCAGCCCTCTTCATGGCGGCAACATAGGTTTGGACCGCAGCTTTCGCTGGGCTGCCGCCGTCGCTCGCAAATGCGGCGAACTCGGCTTCATCGCAAGCTCGCGCGAGCGCGGCCTGGTGGGCGCGTTCGAAATGCGAACGGGACTCCCGCGGCGACGGCCCACGCTCCCAGGTCCGTCCATGGTCCGAGACCCGAAGCATCAATTTGGTCTCCCCGTGGCGTCCGATGGGGGCACCAAAACTGGACACGTGGAGTATGCGCTCCGTGCCGTTACCCCCGCTGACGTCGAACACCATGGCGGCCGTTTTTATTGCTCCCACCAGAAACTTTTTGCGCAGAACGTAAATTACGTCCCCAATGCCCACGGGTCGCGCAATGGGCATGGGCAGCGGCGAGTCCGCCATTTCATCCACCGAAATGATCCTTCCAATGAGTAGGGGCCCGGTCGATGACCATAGCCTCAAGGGAGATTGTCGCGCCGGGAGGCGGCAGCATCCGAACCGCGCGGATTCTGATGTTGCGTTCGGCGACCACCCGAATAGAGGCCCAGCCGGCGAACCAAGTAAGGCGCCCGCTCACGACTTTTCCACGTGTGCACGGAGGATCTTGGTGACCGTCTCGTAGGCGAGTAGCGCTTTGTCATCGGTCGGATCCCTCGATATACACTGACCAATGAGCGCCAAAGCGGCATAGAGATAGGCGTTCGGCGGCATCTCATTCTGCGCGAAGATAATGCACCCAATACGGCCGCCCTCCGGGACGAACTGTATAACGATCGCCGCGTCTCGGGGCCCCAGGACTGGCCATTCGGTGCTCACCGCGCGTCCTCGCCGCGCGCCTGTTCCGCGCGCGGCGCCTCGGCCACCACAACATCGTTCAGGTGACGACGCAGGCGCGCCCGACCGTGCGCCGACAGCGTCACGCGCCGCTCGGGGCCGGTGGGCTGCAGCAGGTAGCCGCCGCGCCGCAGGCGATGAAGGAGGGCCCCGGGCATCACCGACGTCGACACGCTGCCCTCACGCTCGATCCGCGCCAGCATCGCCAAGGCCCTTTCCGACAGCGGCGGCGTCTCGATGTGTTCGAGATATTTGTGCCCGAGCGGCGTGATGACCAAATGGCCGAAACGAGCGCGGGCGCCAGGGGGATCGTCGGCTTGCGTGGGGAGGATCATCACCAGCCCGAGCTGCGTCAGCCGCTTCCGCACAACGGTCGCGACGGCGGAGATGGCAACCGGTTTGTCGGCCGCCCGGCGAAGGATGCTGAGCGCGATAGCCGTGATGCGCTCGATCGGCGGCAATCCTGGGATATAGACCTCGTTCATGCCGATCACCCTTTTTTGGTAATCAACCGAAGTATGGAAAAAAACAGGCTGACCGTTACCTCCATACCGTCGGCATATTTTTCTTGGTCAGACCGCTTCAAATACATCATCACAATGACGATCGCGCCGATCCACGACATGGTGACCGTTTGATAATCCTCATGCGCCAGCCTTTCGATCTGCGACAGGATTCCTTGTTTGGCGTCGCTGACCGCGGGCACCAATTTTGCCAAGCGCCGCAGCTCTTCCATATCGAAATACGGGGCCAGCTCGATGGGGGCTTTGCTCACGGCTGTCCTTTCCTTCTCAAACCAAGATCGGCGGCGGCCTCGGAATCTCGCGCCAATCGTTCGGGCGCCAGAGATGCAAGACGAACGGATGGCAATTGACGTGGTCGTCAGGCGGCACGTGGAGCTGCATCGCGGTTTCGCCCGGCAGAAAGAACAGCCGCTTCACGAACTCCATGTCCGCCCAGGTCGGGCAACGCCTCTTCGTCGAGACGCTGACGTGGTCCCATCCCATCCCGTTCGACGCGAGGACCTTCAGCACGACGCCTTGCGGGCCGCGGCGAACCCGTACTCGTCCATCAGAAGGGGAGATCCACCCCATTAAACCGCACGCGCACCATGTCGGTCACCTGCCGCGAGGAAACCGTCCCGAGAACGAAGAATTCCATTCCTGGGTTCAATCGCGCCAGCCGCTCGGCTTCGTGTTCCGCGAGCGCGAGCGTGGCATGACGAAAAATCGGCGCCGATTTTTTGGGGCACCAGACGACGAAAAACGGCTTTTTGGTTTCTTCACGCATCGTTTTCCCCATTGCATGGCCGCGTGGTGAGGGCGGTGTCGCAGGCCCAGACGGCCAGCAGGAAGCTGGCGACGCAGAGCGCGTCGTCGATGAACGCCAGGGTGCCGGGGTCAAATCGCATTGGCACCCGACGACTGCATCCCCTCCCATTGCACCTTCGCGGTTTCCGGGTCTGGGAACCGATTGGTCTGCGCGTGGCACTCTTCGCAGCGCACGAAGAAGTCCATGGGTGTGGCTGTCCCCCAGAGCAGGGTTGAATGGCGGCTGCCGCAGCGGCAGGGGTGGAGATGCTGGCCCGCGGCGTGGGCCCCCCGCTGCGCGTCGGTACGCACTTCGATCCCTTCCGATCGCGCCAGCAGCCGGTCGCCTTCGTCCTCGTGCAAGCGGGCGTAGGCCCGGCGCTTCGCGATCTCGCTGAACCGGCGGCCCGCGTAGAGGGCTTCGAGCTCGCGGTAGATCAGGGCGGCCTTGGCGAGATGGTACGCTGCCTGTTCGGCGTTCTGGGCCCGCTCGGCCGCATCATCGGCACTTCCGATGCTCGAGCGCTCGCCGGTCACTTCACCCGCCAGATCGTCACGATCCGTTCGCCCATCGGCCCGATCCGCCTCGTCGTGAACTCCGGCACCACACCCTCCCCGTTTTTCGCCGCAAACCGCTTCACCCGGATCATCTCGGTCTCGATCTTTCGATCGAGTGACGCCGGGTAGCTCTTGCACTCCCCGACCTCGAGATCGTCCAGCACCACTTCTCGCACCGCCCGGCCCCCGAGCCGCCGCGGCGGGATCGGCACGCCGGCCTGTTTTACCCCAAACTGCATCAGCCTTTCCCCACGTCGTACTGGACCATTTCCGAAGATTTATCGACAATTAAAGCCCACAGTCAAGCCACCCTATCCACGTTTCGATCCATGGCTGGATCCAGCAGACGCCACTTTTCACATTTTGGATCCAGAACCCTACAAATCCAATCCATGGCTGGATCCAGAAAATTCAACCATCACAATCATTCCACAGGCGAAAATGGATACAGCCATGGACTATAATTGTGAACTTCTGGATCGAAACCTACGAAAATGCACTTTCTGGATCCAGCCATGGATCGAAAATGAAAATGCATGGTCTCAAACGTTTTCAACAGTCTCTCCCTCTGTCTCCCCCCCCCTTTAGGGCCCCCTCTTAAGGGGGGCCCAAGGGGGGACTCTGGGGGGACTACTCCAAAAAAATTCAGGATGTCATAGAAAACGGGACGGGGCCCCCAAAAACACCCAACAGCCAGAAAGCGGGGGGACCCATGCGCTGGAGCCGAGCCCGCGGCCTTGGGGGTCCGGGGGGGGGCTCGGGGCGCGCCGGCAGCCAGGAACCGGCCGGCCGGCGACTGGACTGGACGCCTAGGCCGCACACCCCCGCCAGACGCGCCAGGTTGCGCCAGGAGGCGCCCCCGCGGGAAGGGGCGCTGGGTCAGCCCGTGACTCCTCCCTCCCGGCCTCCAGGCCCCGAAAAACGGGGTTGCCGGGCATGCTCGCGGTTTTCCGCCGCTTCCGGAGCGAGCGCTGGGCTGCCAGGGATTAGGACTGGAATCAGCGTTTGCGGACCTAATCCGTTGATAAGTCTATAGTTTCACAATCTCAGAAGTCTCATTATGTAAAGTCGCGGGGGGGGAGACAGAATCCCACCCCATGGGGCGCTAGCTGGTGGACTTCCAGCGCGCAGAATACGCTAGACACCATACACGAGGCGTGTATACTGCCGCTCATACCCGGTGGGATTGGCCCGCTGGACAGAGGAGTGCCTCAGATGGAAGACCAGATCACACAGAAGTCAGTCGCTCGCATCCTGGACCGGGCCGCCGAGCATCCCGCGTCCTCGAAGCAGGTTGGGTGCGGGGGGCGCCTCGGGCGTCAGGGGCAGGAGAAGACGATGACGACCTACACGGTTTTCGATGCCAACGACTCCAGCAGAATTTATGGCCGCAGCCTGACCGCTTTTGAGGCGATGAGTAAAATACTGACCTATGACGGATATCGTTACGAAATTAGGAAGTCTGACTTCCAGGGGTCGGTGTGCTGGGACTTATATCACAGCGATGGGTCGGTCTATTCCACGCGCGGCGCGGATCACATGGTCAAAACGGTGATCTTCTCTTTGATCGGTGATGAAGCCCACGCTGAGCAAGAAATCGCGGAGCACGTTATTGCAGCTGGCTGGGATGGCCTGCCGGAGGTGATGACGGATGAAGATTTTGACGCCATGCTCGCGGAAATCGCAGCAGATGAGGCGGAGTGACAAATCATCCGAATAGGAGTCGCCGGGATAGACCCGGCGACCGCCTGCGCAGCCGATTCGTCACGCGACTTCAGTGACCACTCTCGCCGCCCTGCTGATCGCGCGCTGCGGTCTCTCGCAACGGGAGGCCGCAGACGTGCTCGGCGTCCGCATCGACACCGTAAAATCGTGGTGTGTCGGCCGGAACCGGACGCCGCCCGGCGTCATCGAGGAGCTGCGCGCGCTCTACCGCCGTATCGAGGTCGCCGCCGACGAGGCGCTTGGTGTCTTCGCACGCGAGGGCGGCGGCGTCGATGTCATTGAGATCGGTGTCGCCGCCACCGACGCCGAGGCCCAGGCGCTCGGCTGCCCGTGTGTCGGCGCGCACGAGGCGCTAATTGGCCTGATCGCCGCCCGGGCTCGCGTGCCGGTGCGGGTGGTGCCGCGCGGCTCCACCCCAGCGACAGCCGCCGCGACAATCGTTTAGGCGCCCCCACCAGCTTCCCGACCGCTCCCCGCTGTTCAGCAGCTGCCGCTGCCACTGTCGCGCCCGCCGCCTCCGGACCGGATCACCTGGAACGCCACGGCAGGGAGCTCCGCCGCCTCAGTCGACCGCACGTAGCCGCGTAGCCGCGCAATCGACATCAAAGCGGCGATCTTGTCGTGCAGCTCCACCGACACGGCCCCATCCTTCGAGACCCGCAACTTCGAGATCGCTGCGTGCCGGTCGTGCTCGATCTCATGGGGATCTCGGACGCGAACATACCCGACACGCTCGAAAGACTCCGCGCCTTCGGCATCGACGTGGCGCCGGACATCATGACCCCATTCCGCGATATCGACCATAGACGTGAAGCCGATCCGCGCCAGCTCCCGCACGATGCGGTCAGCATCCACGCCGAGGCGCTGGAAGAAGTCAGCGGCGGAAACGTTTGCCGCTTCGCGAGCCTTCGCCAGGGCTTCCCTGATGACCTTCCGTTGGACGTAGCCGGCTTTCACTCGGTCGCACTGTTTCGGATCTGGGAAATCATGAGCGAAAACAGCGCGGAAGGAGGCGGCGATATCGAAACCGGAGCGCATGCACTCCCGGATGAACTCTCGATCTTTTGCGGTTATTTCAGAGGGTTGCACGCGTTTTTTGTTTGCCATGGCGAAAGTTTACGGGAAATGATGGAATTTGCGCAATAGTTCGATATCTAATCATTCGATAACGAAACTCATATGTGGGCTCTTGACAATGTCCCGATTTCTATGACACGGGGGGGGCTGCCGATGACGGCAGAACAACCGCTAGGGAAGGATCCCACCGATGCGCGAACCCTACCTTGAGACCCGGCAGACCTACGCAGAGGCGCCGAGCGAGGCGTGCGCCGCCTCATCCACCACGACAGGGGAAACCCCGATGAGCGCGCCCTCCTCGACCCTGTCCAGCCTGATTAAGCGCCGCGACCACGCGCTGCGCTGCCAGGCCGCTGCCCTGCGTGCCGCCGCTAGCGCGCCCCGTGGGGGCGAGCGGAACTATTGGGCCGCCCGCGCCGACCACTGGGAGGAGCGCGCGGACGACTGGAACGAGGCGATTATGGCGGAGCGCCGCCGGCTGGGACGGCGCTGGACTGAGGGGGGGGACCGGTGATGACCATCCACACCACCGCCACCGGCGCGATTACCCTTCTGGACACGTGGGGCCACGGCGTTTCGCCGCGCTCGCGGAACTGGTGGGCGAACGCCCCCGCAGTCATTCGTGGCGACGACGGGGACGGCCATTTCTCCGCCTGGAAGGTCGACGGCAGCATGGCGGACGCCGCCGCGAAACTCGGCGAACTGCTGCTGTTCCGGCGGCCGGGGATCGCCGTGTGGGACGGCGCGCGCGACGTCACGCGGATTAGCGATAACGACGAGGCCGCGCGCGACTTCTTCACGGATATCCTCGACGACGAGGGCGAAGTGCTGGAGTCGATCGCGATCCGCACGCCACTCGCCGACGGCAGCCGCCTGGTGGCCGAGTGACCAGTCTTGCAGGCCTGCTCATCGTGTTTGCCGCCCGGGCTCGCGTGGCCCGGGCGGACGCCCGATGAGCCCGCGCGACATCGCCGTGCGGCTGGACCGCTACGGCCCGGCGTGGCTGCGGGAGGTGCCTCCCGCCGTGCTGGCGCGACTCACGCTGGCCACCGTGATTGAGGGGCCGGGCGATTACACGGACGAGACCGTGCGCACCCTGGCGAGCCCTCAAGAAGGCTTGCGCGCCCTCGCGGAAGCCCGTGCCGACCTGGACGCGAGGCGGGCCCAGGCAGCCGCCTATCTCGCGGACGCCCTCGCGGACGTTCCCCGCGACCGAGATTGGCAGAGCGTGGCGACCACACGCGCGCTGCAGAACGAGAAGCTCGCCGACGCTTGGCGGACTCTCACGCTTGCGGTCCGCCTGGAGATCGTGACCGGCCCGGACTACGCCCGGATCCGCGGCATAGCGGATGCCGCGGCCCGGGCTTGCGTGACTACCCCCGCGGCCGGGGTTCGCGTCGCTACCACCACCACCGAAGGAATGTGAAACGATGGCCCACCGTATCGACTTTTCTCGCGGATTCGCGGCGCTGGCATACCGTGGCGAAACGCCCTGGCACGGGCTTGGCCAGAGGATGCAGCCGGGCGCGAGCCTGGACGACTGGCAGACCGCTGCCGGGATGGATTACCGCATTTGTCGTGCCGTTGTCCGCTTTGCGACCGCGCGCGATGGGGCCGGCAACCCCATGGATCTGCGGACGATGGCCGACCGCATTGTGAATTTCCGGTCCGACACGAAGGCGCCGCTCGCCGTGGTGTCGGATGAATACGAGCCCGTGCAGCCGCGCGAGTGCCTGGAGTTTTTCCGCGACCTTTCCGAGGCGATGGGGTTTCAGCTTGAGACCGCCGGGGTTCTGTTCGGCGGGCGGCGCTATTGGGCACTCGCGCGGGTGACTTCAGACGTTGCGATCAGGGATCCCGCCGACAAGGTTGGCGGGTTTTGCCTGATCTCGACTTCGGCGGATGGCAGCCTTGCGACGTCGGCCCGGTTTACGACCGTTCGCGTCGTTTGTAATAACACCCTCAGCCTGGCGGCCGGCAAGAATGCGAAGCGCGCGGAATTCACCCTCACGCACCGCGCTAAATTCGACGCGGACGCCGCGAAGGCGGCGCTTGGCATCCTGCGGCCCGATGAGACCCGAGAGCAGTTCGCCGCCTCCATGGAGTTGTTCCGCCGGATGGCAGCGACGCCGCTCGGAGGGTTTGATATGGCGGACCTCACGCTGCGGGCCTTCGGCTACAAGCCCGAGGAGATGAGCGCGAAAGAACTCACGGAGGCCGCCGACCGGCGGGCAGTCAAGGCCGTGGGCACGATGGCCGCGACCGGTCGCGGCTTGGCTGGCGGGAGGCTGGCGGGGGCGGGCGCCACCGCGTGGGGATGGCTGAATTCGGTAACCCAATACGTGGATCACCACGCCCAGGCCCGCAGCCGGGATAACCGCCTCGACTCGGCTTGGAACGGCAAGGGTGACAACCTGAAGCGGCGCGCGCTGGAACTTGTGACCGAGCGGGTTGGCGCCGCGCCGGTCATTTCGACGACCTACCAAAACGAGGTCGCCGACTCTGGCGTTCTCAGTTCGGTGCTGGCCTCGACGCTGACAGCGTAGGGCCCCGCCTGGAGGCGGGTTTGCGCCCGCCCCCTTTCGTGACCCCACGCAGAAGGAACCCCACGGATGCCCTACTCACTAGTCCGCCTGGCCTGCACTGATGATCGCGCCTGGATCATCACCGCCCCGTGGTTTGACGACCACGACGACGGAACGGAAGCGCGGCTCGAAATCACACGTTACCGAGACGCCGATTTTGGCGGGCAAAACCAAGCCTACCAGGTGGCGCACGACCGGTGCGCTTGGTTGAACGCGAAGAATTTCACGCCGGCGCCCAGCGCCAGCAGCTTTGGCGCGTCTATCAGGGCGGCTTTGACGCCGTCGGCGACAGGCGGCGCCGCAGAGCGCGGCACCACCGCGCCGCCCGCGAAACAGGAAGGAACCCACCAATGACCTGGATTACAATCCTTCGGCACCGCCTCCGGACCGATCCCCGCTATACCGCCCGCCGCTTGGCTGGCGTCATTCGGCAGGCCGCCCTTGTCGCCCCCGCGCCCGAGGACCGTGCCCTTTTGGCGGAAATCGCCGACCGGATAGAGGGAACCTTGCGCGCCCGCCCCGAGCGCCTCGCCGTGATTCGTGGGCTGCTACCGGTGACGAAGGAGGCCGTGTGATGGCGGTGTTCCAAATTCCCCACCGCTTCACCAGCGCCGTCGTTTTCGAGTGCGAGATCGGCGCC